AGATAATATTGAAATGCTTCTGAAATCTCATCAACTAATTTCCATGCTTGTTTGTCATCATATTTAACTTTATTCTTTGCAAGATAGTGAGCAAGACCAATATAACCTATGCCTAAACTTCTTCTTGCAAGTGTAGATTTTTTTGCGGCCTCTACTGGATATTCTTGATAGTCTATTATTTCTTCTAATGACCTTACAGATAAATCACATAAGTCCTCTAAATCTTCTTTATCTTTTATCATACCTAAGTTAATAGCAGATAATATACATAGAGCAATCTCACCATCAGGATCATCTATGTGTTTGATAGGTGTTGTTGGTAACGTAATCTCTTGACATAAATTAGACATATAAACTTTATCTTTAAAAGATGAATGGGTATTACAATGGTCAATATTCATTATGTAAATACGACCTGTTTCTGCTCTTTCTTTTAATAGGTCCATAAATAAAGTTTGTGCTCTTATTTTCTTTTTAGTAATAGATGTTTTTCTTTCATACTTCTCATACATTTCATCAAACTCTGGCATACCAAATGCTTCATATAACCCAGGTGTTTCATGTGGTGAAAATAAAGTTATATCTTCATCTTTAATAAATCTCTCATAAAATAATTTAGATATCTGTATAGAGTAATCTAGTTTTCTTACTCTATTATCCTCTGTACCTTTGTTGTTTTTTAAAACAAGTATATCTTCTATTTCTTGGTGCCAGATTGGGAAGTGAACTGTTGCTGATCCTCCTCTAACTCCGTTTTGTGTGCAACACCTAACCGTTGCTTCAAATTTTTTAAGGAAAGGAATGACACCAGTATGTTGTATCTCACCTCCACGAATTTTCGAATTGATTCCCCTAATTCTTCCTGCATTGATGCCGATCCCTGCTCTTTGGGCAACATAACGACCAATAGCCATATCGGAACTAAAGATACTAGGAAGAGTGTCATCGCTGTCAACCAGTACACAACTCGCAAACTGCCTAAGAGGAGTACGAACACCAGCCATAACAGGCGTGGGAATATTAATTTTAAATCTACTGATTGCGTCATAGTATTTTTTGACATATTGTAACCTACTTTCTGTTGGATACTTTGCAAATAATGTGGCAGAAATCATCATGTACATAAACTGTGGTGTTTCAAAAATTTCATTTGTACTTCTATCTTGTACTAGATATTTGTCCATGACTTGTCTTAATCCTGCATAGGTAAAACTATAATCTCTCTCATGGTCAATCCACATACCCATTCTATCAATCTCTGCTTCAGTATAGTTTTCTAATATACCTTTATCATATAGTCCCAAATCAATTAGTTTTTTAATGTGGTCTATGAACTTTGGGTGTTCCCATAATCTATGAAACAAATTTTTACGAAGTGAAAATAATAATAGTCTAGCTGCAACAAACTGGTAATTAGGATTATCTAAACTAATTAAATCATTTGCTGACTTAATTAATATTTGTTGTATATCATCTGTCGATATACCATCAAAAAATTGTAACCCACTATTCATTTCAACATGAGAAGCACTAACTCCTGTTATACCTTCAGTTGCAAAACCAACCATTGAATGAATTTTATCTATATTTAAGGACTCTTTGCCCCTACCGTTTCTTTTTATAACATTAATTTGTTCGTTAGAGGTCATCTATTAAATCCTTTTCCAGTTGTTGATATGTTGTAGTGCTGTTAGTCCGCTGTATGTGTTATTACTTATAATAGTTTGCACCTCTGCTGAGGTCTTTCCTGCAATTATCATATCATTTAAATCTTTATATTTCAATGCCTTTGGCCATACAACCAAATTAAATTTTTTATCAACAGCCTTTATCATACGGTTGACTATTTCTTGATTACGTGGTTCATTATCAAAGACCATTGTACATTGTTGAGGATTAATTTTAATATCAGCATCAGCGCCTGCGAGTGCGACAGCATTACTCAGAAATAAACTATCAATAGGTCCTTCAGTTATCATCACAGGTTTATTTAAATCTAATCTATCTAAACCATAAATCTTTTGTTTTGTATCATCAAATTTTATTGTAATATATTTCGGTTGTTCTTTACCAAAAGCACGACCTTGAAAAGCAAAAAAGTTACCTTCTCTATCAAAGAAAGGTATCACAACTCTAGGATGGTCGTCTCTCAAACTAGGAAACTTATTAGGCACAATACTATTAGTCCAATCATAAAATTTAGGACACAAATAAAATTTGTCCCAATGTTCTTTTGGTATTAATCTTTTATATACAAATTGTTTTGCTGGGTGTGTTGTAACTAATTTATCAAAACTAACTAATTCATCTAGTATTCTATCGTAAGCAGTTTTCTTTTTTAAAATTTTAGATGGTGTAAAATCAAACTCTGGTTTTTCTTCTTGTACTTTACCATCTTTAAATCTTTCAAAGATGTATTCTTTATGCATTGTAGGGTCTAAAAACTTAATTAGATTACCTAGTGTCTGACCCATGCCACAATTATGACATTTAAAAAACATATCAGTTTTTTTACGATATACAAAACCTCTGGCCTTTGATGATGATTTTTTAGAATCACCACAATGCGGACACCTGAAGTTATATAAGTATTCTGATTTTCTTTTAAATTTATCTAGTCTTGTGGATAAGAGATTAAGAAACTTGATATCAATATAAGAGGACATATGAACACATTATAACAGGTTCATATGGTAAAGTCAAGCACTTAGAACATTTTAAATAAAGGATTATCGGGATTAGACATCATAAGTCCAATAATTATAGAACCACCAATAATCAACCAACGCCATTTCTCTAACACGCCAACTCTTTCGGATAGTTGTGTTCTAACAGCACGAATTTCATTTAGCAGTTTACTCTCTAGTTGATATTGGGACTCTCTTAGTTCTCTATTATTAGTAGTAATCCTAGAGTGTAATTCTTTAAGGTCATTATCCCATTCTTTTCTTCTAGATTCTAGAGTAATAAAAATATCATCATCTGTTTGCTCTGCTCTTGTTAGTTTACTTTCTTGTTGAGCAATCATACCTTTTAATGATATAGTAATTTCAGTAAGTTTATCTACAGCAACCTCTAATCTTTGATGAATAAGCTCACCTGTTTTAGCGTCTTTCTTTAGTAGTGCTATATCTGTTTTAAGTTTTTCTAGGTCTGACATGCTTATATTTATTCTTATTCGGCTTCATAGTATTCTTTATAAGATAATATAATCTGTCTTTGCTCTGCTAATTTGTTTCGTATGTCAGCAAAATTTAATGATAATTTTTCATAACCAGTATCAGTTACAGCAAATAAAGCATAGTCGCCGTTCTTTTCGTTTTTGATTTTTTCAAAAACTTCATCTGCGTTATCTTTTGTAATAATAATCCATTCAACATCCTGTAATTCAAGAGGTGCAGGCATTGTTAAGTCTAAAGGTTCTCTTTTCTTTTCTATTTTGTAAGTCTGTAATGTTTTAACACCAGCAGCACAACTACTCAGTAGTATTGCTATCAGGCCAAAAACTAGGACATTCCCTATTAGGCGTACCATTTAACTCCTCCTCTGTTAGTGGACTACCAGACGCAATCTCCATACATCTAGCAGCACTATCACTTGCTTTGTTTATAATCTTCTCTACTAGACCAGGTTTATTTTCTGCAAGATTACCTATATCGTGCTTACCTAATCTATTGTTTAATGCGTTTCTATCTTTTTCTAGTTTAGCATTTAATTCTTCTACTTTTTTCAATGTGTTTCTTATTTGTTTTAAATCTTTTGTTTGTTGTTCAATAACACCTTTTTGATCCTCAACAGCAGTCTCTAATTTAATTGTATTTTCTTTGAGTATAGCATTATCTTTTTGTAACTTTTGCACATACAGATATCCTCCGCCTGCCCCTGCTAACATTACTAATATTAATCCTATTTTTATACTACTAAACATTATTTTTTCTTCTTAAATTGTTTTGAAACTTCTATTTGTTCAAGTCGTTCTTCTAACTCATCAATCTTTTTAGTAACATACGGATACTTCTTTCTCCATGCGTCATCAGGTTGTTGTAACCAAGTTAGTCCCCAGCGTTCAACTAGATAGTCTGCAAATATATCAAACTTACCATACATCCAAAGACCTATTCTTGTACTTTTAAAGTATGTTGAGAATGCTAATCCGAATAGTGAACCAACTAATGCTGTGTAAATCCACAATCTATCAGTAGCCATTCTTTCAATCATTTCCCACATTATTTTTTAATTTCCTTTTTGCATAATTCATAATAAGCATCCATAGAGTGGTCAGAAAAACCATCAATCTTTAGTTTTAATAAACCTTTAAATGTGCCTTTAATCCATTGTGTAAACATATACCATCTACTGAAACCTTCTTTTAGTTTACCATTTATATCAAAGTATTTTAATTCTGTACTTTTATGTGTAAATCCTAAAAACTCAGGTGGTACTTTTGTTACGATATCATTATTGTTTCTGATACGATAACAATTAAAATTCATATTTTTAATTAATTGTTTATTACCAACTCGTGGTGAACCATAAGTATAACATACAGATTTAGAGTCATTTATTCTATCAGTATAAAGAGTTGCAAGAGCAGCCCCTAAACTATGACCTGTTACTACTAACTGTTTGCCTAAACCGTTTTCTTGATAATGTTCCCATAAAGTTTTCCAGATATCATTTAGAGCGTGTCTAAATCCAGAGTGTATCTTACCCTTAGAACCTATACCTCTTGAAGTATCTGGCATCCATTCTCTCTTTGATTTAACAAAGAAAGCGTCTGCTTTAATATCTTCCCAAGATGTAGGTTGAGTGCCTCTAAAAACAACTACATAGTTTTTATCACAGGTTAGTACATAACATTCAGTACCACCCTCTGAAAACATAGTAATATTATCCCAATCTTTTGTGTAGATTTTTCGAAAGTCTTTCTTAGCCAAATATGCGTTCATACTTAAACGAGCACACATTGTAGCAGTTTCCCATGAAAACTTATTGTTCAACACACGAGTCATAAAAATTAACCTTGTTTTTTAACCATTGAGACAATGCCCCATATGATAGCCGCATATGCAGCTAACTTTACGAAAGGACCACCTAGTACTACTAGTAGACCAAGTGCAACTAACGAAGCGCCTGACCATGTTGATATCTCTTTTATTCTTCCTTTTAACCAATCCATTTGATTTTTCTCCTTTATTGAATTATCTCCCCATACTGCCATTTCAGCAGTCAGGTAAAGATTCCTTATTTCCTCTTTTTGAGTTCCTTGATCCATTTTTCTCTCACCTTTTTTACATTCTCTTTTTTTCGTAATGGATTAAGTGCTGCCATAGGCTTCATATAACTCGTAGAGGGAACTTGTAGTCCCATGGCATATTCTTTAACAAACTCTTTGTATGATTTTGACATTTACTTCTGGCCAGCACGAACTTTTTTTGCTAAATCTTTATCAGCACCGCCCCATGTTCCAGATGATTTAGTTACAAAACTATTTACTCTAGCAAATGCCCATTGTTGTTGAGTTGCACCAGGTCTATGTCCGCCTTTCCATGCAGCCATACCTCTATTGTAAACTTGTTTTAGTATCGAGTAAGGCATACCAGTTTTCTTTGCCTTGTTTTGTAGACCTTTAATTGCTTCATCTAAATCAGCTTCTTTCATCGCCATTGCTTTTAAATGTTTTACTTTTTCTTTGATTTCGTCTTTAGGTCTTTCTAAATCAGGAATTGTTCTATCAATAGTTTCATTAATTTTAAATCTTCTTAATAGTCTATCTTTCATAGTTTCCTTATCTTTCTTTTTCTTCATTACAACTGTTGATGAATCATCACCTGTGCCTGCGACTGCTGTGCCTGTCGCATTTGCTGGGGTATCTTCGCCATACATTTGTTTATACTTTTTAGTATGTGTAGATGTTTTTGTTTTTGCTTTTTTATCGCCAGGTGCTGGTTTATAATCGTCATCATCATCTGATGGTTTATAAGTGCCTGCTTTTTTCTTAAAGAAAGCCGCTCTTTTCTTTTTTGTATCTTTATCTAAAGTCTTGTAATACTTTTTAGGTTGTGTACCTTTTACTTTTTTAACATCTTTATCTTGTGGTTGAGCATCCATATCTTCATACTTAGGACTTACTTTTTTAGTACCGTCTGCTCTAGGTATCAGACCTTTTGCTTTTAAATGAGCCTTGTCTGTAAATCCTGCTTTACCAGCTTTATATCTTTTCATAGCGTCTGCTGTATTAGGCGTTGGCATATAAGTCCTCCGTTGTTAAATATACATTTCTATACTTGAATACATCATACCCTAGTATAGTGTCTGTATTGCCTTCAAATATAACTTCTTCGTCTATATTTATGACTATATCGCCTTCTAAATCTGTAATATCTCTATTTACTCTATATGTACCAGGTCGTAAGGGATCCCCATAATTTTCATTTACTTCAAATTCAAAACCGTTTTCTTTTAGATGTTTGTAAACTACTTTTTCTATTTCTGGATTGTAACCATTATCTTCTTTAAAAAATGCTAAAGCGGCAGCTGCAGAGGTTCCTAATGGTCCTCTAATACCTACTTTACCTAATAATTTTTTGAGATTGAATACGAAGCGAATGAGTAATGTGTATGCTTCTCTTTTTGGTCCTGAATTAGGAAGGTCTTTTGATTTGATTAATACTTTACCTTTATCGTCTATGATACCTAATTTAAATGCTTTGGTTCTATTAAAAGGCGTTACTAAAAGTTTTAAAACTCTGTATGCGATTAAGGCGTCTATTACTCTTCCCATTAAATTGTTCCTAACTCTGCCATAACTTTTTGATTGATTCTTATATCGGTCATATCTTCTTCTGGCATATAATGTAAAAAAACAAGAATGGTTTTAAGTAGTGACCAGTGTTGTCTATCTATCTTAAAAAATAATAAGGTAGTAGCAGCGTCAACACCAAATACGTTTGACAAAACAATTATATGATTAATAATCAGTCTTGACTTTAATTCTTTAGATGTGTCATACTTTCTAAATAATCTTTTCAGATATTTAAATCGTTTCATATCATCTAAAAACTCTTGTTCATCTACACATGAGGGATTATCATAATGTTTGATAGCAAACATATTAATATTCTCAGGCGTGAGATGTTTAAAATCACTCATAATAAAACCAATCTGTACATATTAATATATATGTACTTAATTAAACTAAATTCGCAAATACTTTGTAAGTGTTGTTGGGTTGTTTTTCCCAATTAAATTCTAGTTTTAAACCGCCTTCTTTTCTATGAGATATGCCATCACCGTTTTCAATATCACCATCACCAGATGTTGTATTGTCAGATGTTTTTCCATATCTTCCACCAAACTGAGAAACCTCTACTACTGATTTACCATTTTTACCTTCAACTTTAGGTATGGTGTAATTTAGACCAATAGTTGCCAGTTTCATCGCTAATTGGTGCATAGCAGCGTCTGGTTGTACATATTCTTGTTCAGCGATTGCACCTACAAAAGCATTAACTTTTTGCAAAGATTCAGGATTAGCAACATCAAAAATAGCAACATTATCGTTCTCTACTGATTGATGAGCAAATCTATCTGTATATGCTTCGTTGTATTGTTTAAAGCTCTTCATTTTTTTCGTCCTTCTTCTTTTTAGGTTTTTCTTCCTTTACAACAACTTCGATATTAGGATTTTCAGTTGTTATTTCAGAAAGGACCGTATTAGAATCTTCGTATTGTTTTCTCGCTCTTGGCGATAAACTATTTAATTCTTCCTGTGTTAATTTGTCCATTAATCTTTTCTCCTAAGAGGTTGCAATATCAAGTGCCTGTTGTTTTTCAGCAGGCATTGGTGCGTCATCATCTGCAATTTGTTTTAGAAACATATCACATTGTTGCATAGCACCCGCTAAAGCATTCAAATTATTTTTCATACTAATAACCTTGACTTCACTTTCCTCAATTTGTTGTTTCACGGTTTGAAAGTCTTTTTCTAATTCAGATTTTCTCGTTTCAATTTGTTCTTTACTTATTGACATAATATCTCCATTTTAAATTAAGGAGGGGGCGAACCCCCTCCCAAGTATTTTTCTAGTTACTTAACTAATCAGTTATTACTGGTCAGCAAAAGCAACAGCGGTGTCAGAAGCAGTGAAACCAGACACAGCGTAAACTGTACTAGAAACGCCTACAAGATTAATCTCGTATGCCTCTGGTGTAGCCAAAGTAATTTTACTGTTGGAATCTCCATCAGAAAATACAGTATCAGTTGTTTGACCTGTTTGGTTGTTATCGTTGTGTTGCAACGCACCTTTGAAAAAGATTGTGTTACCAGCAGTCTGGAATATATGAGATGAAGCGTCAGTCGCCGCACCGATATAAATGAACTTAAAAGTAAGTCCAGCAGAAGGTGTTGGTAATACATATGTTGAGTTCTGAGATACATCAACAACCATGTTAGTTCTACCTGCATTAGCAGCAGCAGTTAGAGTAGTTGATGAAGCGTCAGCCAAAGTAACAGGAGCTCTTAGAGCATTTTCCATCTCTGCGATTGTTACTTTTTTGTTTATCGGTGTTCCAGAAGGATCATCAACTACATGAAGTAAATCTTCTCTTGCAGTCGCTGTTCCTAATGAAGTTAATGCCGTGATTTTTTTATCAGCCATTGTTTGTTTTCTCCATTTAATTTAACCCCTTATGTATTCGGGGAATGTTAGCCCAGGCATTGAAGTTATCTCGCCAGGGATCAAGTGTATAGGAGGAACAATTTCCCCCTATACAAATTATTTATAAGACTTATATACTACTATTATGTAGTAGTTACGCCTTTAAGTATATTAGCACTACCAGAAGCAGAACCTGATTTAGCTTCTAATACTAAACCGTCAGCGTCAATAGTAAATTCTTCTGGTCTAAAGTGACCGCCTGAATTATCTTCGTTTTCGATAAAGCCATCAGCATCCTCTAATAATCCTACTCTACCGTCAACTGTATCAACACCAAAACCAGTTCTCATCGCTTGAGTTCCAACAACACTTGTAGCGCCGTCAGCACCCTCAATTGTCATTGAGATACTATTCTGTTCAATACCTTCACCTGCGTCAGCAGAAAATAATAATTTAATATTATCTGCAACTGTAATTGGTTCTGAAACTGTGAATGAAGTTTGAGAAGCAACCGCTGTGATTGTTAATGTATTGTCTGTACTGATTCCTGTATCGCCATCTTCGCCAGCAGTAATTGAAGCAGCAGGTGTTCCACCTTCGCCGTTTACTGTAACTACTTGACCAGTAGCAATTGTTCCTGATACACCATCAACTGTAACTGTTGTTGAAGCAGTTGTGATTGCACCATTTACAACACCTGAAGCAGCAGATGAAGCGTCTAATACGATACTGTTATCTGTTCCTTGAGCAGAAGCTGTTTCTGATAGAATACCAGAAAAAGTTTCACTATCTGCTTGCATAGTTGCAGTACCATTTACATGAATAAAGTTGTCTGCAAATCCAAGATAACCATTATCAGTAGTGTTTAATCTACCTCTGAATGTTAGTGTGTTTGTGCCTGAACCAGATTTGTATTGACAATTAACTGTATTGTCTGTTACCATATCTGTTGCACCTATTTCATTTAGTGTAATAAATACCTTGTTTGTTATAGTGTTGTTGCTTGTTGCAGCCGCACTAGTAACTGTGATATTCTCGTCAAATGTTAGTACTAAATCAAAATCAGCCGCGTCTGCGTAAGCACCATCTGTCCAGTCAATAGACAGTAAGTTAGCTGACCTTAGTTGTGTACTCGATAAGTTTCTAATTGCTACCAAGATTTCAGGATCAGCACTTGTATTATCGTTACCAGTAGCAGCACTTGCTACGCCAGGTTGAAATACCCATCCTTTACTTGTTGCAGTTACAAACTCTCGGGAATATGACGAGTTAGAATCATTTGGCAAAGACTTTGGTCTTGCCTCAGTATCTACTGTTTTTCCCCATAAAGCCATTTTAATCTCTCCTTATTAATAAGTTGTTTAGTTTGTTAATTAACTATTACTATTTATCAAAAACCAATTCTCTTAAGCTGAGAAATCGTGTTTGATGTACTTGTATGTTCAATACCTATACCCCCAGCAGCTCTAAATTGTTGAACATTCTTTGAATAATCATCAATTAAGATTGCAGGTTGTCGTTTAATCGCACTACCTTTCATAGCAAAGTTCTTTTTTTCTCTACGCCTTACAATGTTTATCATTGAATTTTGCGTATATCCTACTTCTTTTCGTAACCATCTCATCTTTCCTGGTATACAATTAGGATCTTCTATACTATATGCTGATAAAATATGAGGATTGTACTTTCTTAAATATGACCAAAGTTGTTTACCATCTCTAGTCCAAGGCATATTTGCCCAAAAGTTCTTTGTTTTTCTTATAGATTCCCAATCTTGTCCGTCTCGCAAACCAACCCAATTTTGACCAGTTGCTCTTTTAGCAGCAAGAATGAAATCACATAACACTCCATCCATATCAACATAGATACGAGGCATATCGCCTTTCGCTTCTCTGTAAAATTCTTTATAATCTCTCATAAGAGATTTTCCCCTTAATGTAGATTGCCGTTAGGTGTATTTTTACCTCCAGAAAATACCCCAATCTCTACATCAGGATTTACTTCTATTTTGGATTTACCTAAACTCATCTTTAGTTTCTTCTTATCAATTGAACCTTTTTCTTCTGGTTTGTTTTTAGAATTTTTATCTAATATAGCATTTGCAAGACCAGTTCTTAAAGGTACTTCACCAGTTTCTGGATTTGGTTCAGGTTTTACAGTTTTATCTTTTTCTATTTTTAGTTCAAGTTCTAGTTTTTGAATTTTATCTTTAAGAGATTGTATTTCACTTTCGCTTTTACCAGCATCTTTGTCCATAGCTCTGATTTTAGCAATCTTAACACCTGGGGCATTGTCTTTATCTATTGCTGGTATTTCTTTTTCTTCGTTTGTAGAAGGCACTAAAAGATAGTCTCTTAATTTATTCATACTATTAGCTGCAATAGCAATCTTATTCATCCACCAACTAGGTAATGAATCTTCTGGATTCATGCCTTGTAGTTTAGACAACATCTGAGAAGCATCCTCAATTGCAGTCTTACATTGTCTTACAGCAGACGCCACATCTGTATGGCCATCTTCTTTAACCTGTCTTACTTCTTCGAGTGCTTCTTTAAATGTTTTATTATATTTCATATTATTTTTTTTCTACTAGACCTCTTGAAACTAATACTGCTTCTTCTAGTGAACCAGGTTTAGTTTGTAGATATCTTTTGTTAGTGCTTTCTTTTTTGTACATAGCGTTGATTTTTTTCATTGGTTCTTGCATAACAGGTTTGTCTTTTACTTTAGACATATCATCGCCACCACCATCTTTAACAGCAGCCCTTACATCTGATTTCATATAACCTGCAGCCATATCTTGTTTAGGGTCTTGCATAGTCATAGCATTCATTTTTTTAGGGTCTGTTACAGCATTCATCTTCATAGATGACATTGGTTGCATATCGTCATCACCAGTTTTCATTTCTTTTTTTGATTTCATATACATCGCTCTGATAGGCATTTTCATAGCATTCATCTTCATCATCTCTTGTGGGTTCATCATTTCTTCTACTTCTTCTTTTTTCTTTTTACCTTTTTCTTTGTAACCACTAGCAAATGCAGCTTTTCTTTGAGCGTCTGAAGCAAAACCTTCTTTCATCGCCATTTCCATCTTTTTCATCATTTCTTTCTTCATCATCTCAGGCATTTTATCCATTTCTTTCATCATCTCTTTTTTCATCATTTCCATTTTCTCAGGATCTGTTTCTGCCTTCATCATCTCCATCTTTTTCATCATTTCTTTTTTCATCATTTCGTATTGAGCGTTCATAGAACCATATTCTTTTAAATCTGTTTCATCTGCGATATCTTTTTCTAAAGTTTTTGCTTGTTTATCATGTGTCTTAACAGACTTTTTAAGTTGTTTGATAACAGGTTCAATAGTTTTTTTATCTTTATCGTCTAGTTCTTCTTTTTTATCTTCTTTATCTTTAATTGCTTTTTGCAATCCAGCAGGTAATTTCTTTTGTGCTGGTGTTAGTTCTTCATTCTTTGCAGTATGCATTCCATCTACATGCTTAAAGAATTTCTTTTTGTCAGCGTCCGTTTTCAGGTCATCTAAGGAGTTAATCCCAAAGTCCTTCATGGCCGCTTTGAACTTGTCTTTATAAGTTGCCTCGTTCATGTTGTCTCCCTTTTGTTTTGATTCAGGTACAAATTCTTCTTCTTCTATACCTAGTTGTTTTTTGACCATATTAGTTGCTGTTGCATACCTAACACTATCACCGTCTTTACCATATCTTTTAATAAAATCTTTTTTAGGCATATCGTCTGCCTTTTTGTGAACCATTTTAACTTGCGTTTTAGTCAAGTCTGCTTCTGGCACAAACTCATCTCGTATACCTAGTCTTTGTTTTTCTTTATCAATTTCTTTTTGAGTAAGCATTTCGCCTTGTTTGTCGTTTGCCTGTTTCATTCTACCTAGTTGAATTAACAAGTCTGAATATTTTGTAAATTTACCCTCTTGCATATCTTCTCCTTGTGGGCATTCACAACCCTCTCCCTCACATCTAGGACAAGATGGATCAACACTCTCTTTTTGTTCGAATGTAGAACCAGCAAATTTTGATATATGATTTATTTTTGCGTTCTCTATTGCAGCTCTTGTAGGTGCATCCATATTAGCAATCATTTGTTTGACAGCTGGTGTTAAAGCAGAAGCAGGTTTATTCTTCCAGTCTTGTTTCATTCTCTCTAGTTGAGCGTCTGTAAAAGACCCTCTTAAATCGTTTATTTCGTTTATTAAATCTCCAAACATTTCTTTAACTACACTTTCTGGTACACAATTAGGTACCATTCTATCGCCTTTCTTTTTAAGTCCGACTTGTTTATAACCAGTCCAACACGCCTCTTGTTGCAACTCATCTGCTTCAGCCATATCTAATGGCTTTTTAAAATCTGAATATTTTTTACCATGTTTCATAACTAGTTTAGACATAGACGCCGTTGATAAGAAAGGTATATCTGCATTTGCTAACTTCATAAGCATATCAGGCGAATACTTATTTAACATAGCATCCATTTTCTTAATATTATCCATAGATACTCTTTTACCTTTTAACGGTTCGTATTCTTTTTTAAGTTTTGTTAATTGTTGAACAGTAAACTCTTTTAATTCTTTAAATGATAGTGCCATTATTTTAACCTCGGATAATACTTTCTAACTAAAGCATTTCTTTTTGAATAATCAGGATCAGTTATGTGACCTCTTTGTTTATGTCTTTTATCAATATCTTCCATATCTTTAATTTCTTGTGATGTACCAAACTCTTTTGCTAACATAATAGCATTTAAAGAATGGTCGTTCTCATCTTCGTTTCTATCAAATTCTTTTTTAGTAAATCTTTCTTCTAAGTTTTCAGCAACAACTTTTGCACCATAGAAGTTTTGTAAGTCTGTACCGATAGCATTAAGTTCTGCACCTTTGCCATCAACTTTCATTACTAAACCTTTTGCGTCTATTGTAAAACCATATTTTGCTAAATCAGTAGAAGCCTTTGACATTGTAGCCATGTCTCTAAAAGTAACAGTCATTTTTTTGTACTCTTTGATTGTTTCTTCTTTTAGACCTTTTGGTTTCATAAGAGACATATAACCTGTTTGATTGCCATACATTTTTTTAAATGTAGCAGGTTCTTTTTTACTGATTACACTCATTACATATTCTCTAGGTTCTGTATCAGCGTTGTAAATATGATTACCTAATGCTACATAATCTTTTTTTTTCAATAAATCTGCTGACTTTTTATACATTTGATAGTCCATACTATCTCGTCTAGTATTTGTTCTATCAATTTCTCTAGCAGCAACACTTTCTTCTAATTCTTCGTTTGCTCTTTTTAATGCGTTTGCAACATCTGGATGACTTGCCAAACCTTTTGCAATCTTCTCAATAGCAGCATAAGCACCTGAATAGTTTCCTTGTTTATATCTAGGATCGTTTAGAACACCATATGCCATTTTGATTTGTTGACTTGAAAAGCCTTTATCTTCATTGACAGGATCTCTATATGACCTTGCTTCTTCTAAAGCTTCTCTCATTGTTTTTCTGTACATTATAGTTGTTCCTTCATTTTTTCAACTGCTTTGTCGAGTTCGACTTTCCAGTTTTCTTTAAATCTTTTCTTATATTTATCTATTGTTCCACCTTCATTCTTGAATTTTTGCAAGTCCTTGTCAGTTATTTTGTCTGTTGACCTTCTAAAATTCTGTATTGGTTGACCTGGTGTCATTTTCATTGTATGCTGAGCATACTCATCTGTACCTATTTCGTAAGATTCGTCTGCTCTCATCTCTTGTTCTAGTCTATCTAATAGATTAATACTTCTTCTACCTTCTATTTTATCTTGATAATCTTCTTTTTTCATTTGTTTTGTCTTTTCTTTCATCTGGTTTATATACTTACGATATATTGCTGCCTCAGCAGTCTTACCCATTTCTCTTGCTCTCTGTTCCATTGCAACAGCAGCCTGAATTTTATGTGCGTGAGTTTTGCCAGAATTTTTAATTTTGTTTATACTTGCCTTTGCAGTTGCTACATCTTTAAATCCAAGACCTTGAATTGTGCCTTTTGGATTTTCATCTGTATATAAATCAGAATGTTTATCTGAACCTGCAGGTTGACCTTTTTTTCTAGGTATTCTTGGTTCTTCTTCTAATGATTGTATATCATATAACCATGCCTTCTTAATAAGACCGTCACTCTCATATGAAACATAATTTGAGCCTCGTCTTACAATCATACCCATTGAACCGTCCATGTGTTCAATTATATCACCAATATTAAATATTCTTTCTTGATGATATTCTTCTCTTAAATCGTTGTTTAAAAAGTTTGTAAAACTTTCTATACTTTCTCTTATACCCATGCCTTTTTTAACAGCATTAAATAATTCTTTTGTGTCTGAATCTGAAAGACCAGTTACACCTGTTTTAAAGTTTCTGTAATCATTGTTCTTTGCCATCTCTCTCATCTTTGAAGCTGACATTCCTGAAACACCTTCAGCATCTGGATCTCTTTCGCCAGAAGAAACTACTGTAACTTTTTTGTATTCATAATCTTTGCCATTGTACTTATCAGCAAGAGATTGAAATTCTCGTATTCTATCACTACCTGCAACCATGATTACTTCACCATACATCTTATTATAGAACTTTAATATCTCCATAAATGTTCTTTGATTACCACCTGCCGCCTGTATCTTATTTTGTGGGAACATCTTTTTCATAAACTTAACTTTTGTGTTTACATCTAATGGATTTTTTCTTCTATCGGTTGAGGCGCTAGCATAAACAATGTGGTTAGCATTATTTTTTCTAGCTTGTGTAATCACTTCCTTCATAAGTTTAGCATGGCCTGTGGTAGGAGGGTTGAACCTACCAAAAGCAAAAATCAATTTGTTTGCCTTATCTAACGCCTCTCCGATTGCCCTCGTTTTACTTTGGGCAGATTCTACATATTTTAAAGAGTCTATCTCATCATCTGTAACCTTACCATCATCTAAAATCTTCTTACACTTTTTCAAAAAAGTTAAGTAGTGATATTTCTCTAACATTTTATAAATTACATTTTTAGGTAATCTGTTTTTAATACTATAAGTTTTAATTTCATCTGGTGTCATATCTTTATCAAACGCAGCTCTTCTTTCAGCGTCAACTTCAGTACCGATGTCTGTTAAATCTTGTATATCTTTTTCTATTTCACCTAGTTTGTTACTAATTCTTTTTTCTAAATCTTTAATCTCACCAGGTTTTAATTCTGTTAATTCGTCATAGTCTATAATATCTCTTTTTAATTCACCTTTCAACATATCTATTTTGTCAACTTGTTTTTGAAAGTCTTTTAGATACAAGTTAGGATTAAAATCAAATTCTTCTGGTCGTTTTTCAAATGATTGACCTTTAATATCAAATACAGCGTCTGCCTTTTTGTTTTGGTCATCATAAGTTTTTTTATCTGTAATAAAATAATAGTTAATAGGATGTTTTGTTCCTGGTATTAATTTACCTTGTATATTATCTGGATTACTAGACGCTAAATATTTCTTAGATAGTCTTAATCTTTCTTCTTCTTGTTTTTCTTCTGGTACATCAAATAAAACATTGATATCTAAATCAGCGTCATTACGATATCTTTTTGTAAGTATAGAACCTATCAAACTATAATCTAATATAGGATATTCTGATTCAAATTCTTTAAATTGTTCCGTGATTAATCTTAATACACTATCTTTAATTTTAGGATTATCTGTATCTTCATCATCAAAAACACTAGGAGCATATGTGCGTCTAGGTATATCAATGATTGATTCTTTAAATAGTTTAAAACTTTTCATTCTCCCCCATTTCCATTACCATTAGTACCGTTACCATTTGAACCATTACCATTAGTACCATTGCCGTTTGTATTATTGTTTGTGTTATCATCTGATTGTTGATTGTCTTGTCCATTACCATTTCGACCACCAAAATAAGGATAATATCTAGTTACTCCAGTAGGCACACACACTTGTAATTTTTTATCAAACCTATATCCTTCAGGACATTTCTTTGTTTGTTGTGCAGCCGTAATAAAACTTCTAAATGAATCCATTATCCTTTTACCCAATCTTTTGCCATATTAAAGTTTGCTTTACTAAACTCTAATCTGTCAACTAGTTTAACAGCACCGCCTTTTTGAATTGCTACATATCCTTCAGGATTTGTAACTTTGTATCCATTACTTGTTCTCAAAAATGAACCGATACTTTGTATAGTATTTAATCTTCTTAACAATACAGCTTTTGCTGATTGAAATGTAATATAAGTTGCAATCGCAAAATATAAACCGTCTCTATTTGCTCTTAATATTTTCATACCTGCTTCAAGTATTTCTTCATACTTTTGTTTTGCAGCTGGTGTTTTTTTACTATCTATTTCTTTTTTAATTCTGCCTCTAAAATAAACTTCAAAATTATTTGCTAACTTTGATGTATTTGTAATTGCTGTGCCTTGTCTTATATAAACATTAAAAAATGTTTTCATTTGAACACCTAGTGATAAAGGTCCTGTATCTTTTTTTAGTTTATCAACAAACGCACCTGCCTTATAAGCAGAACCCTCTGCCATTCTAATAATATTATCAAATGCTTTTTCTTCAGCAGGACTAAAAGCTGCACCATCAGCTCTTTTATAAGTTGCGTCATCAAAGAATACATTTTTACTTTTTTTCAAACCTCTAACATTAGCACCAAATCCTGCCTTTAGTGTTGCCATTGTTTTGCCTGAATAAGATGTATGAAATATAATACCTATTTTTGCACTATTAACTTCTTTATATATGTTTCTACCAAGACCTAGAAAACCTGAACTTACGACAGGTACTGCATATGTAATAGTGTTAGGGGTAAATATGATTGATTTCTTACCTGCAACATTAGCAGTCTTTTTATCGCCACTTGCAAAGAGTAAATCGCCTTGTAAAATTCCTGAGATGCCTAGAGATGGTAAATATTTTAAACACTCTTTTAATTTATCAGCAAGAGCACCACCATGATTTCTACTGATATCAGCATTTGTATAGTTTATTTTAGGTGTTTTATTAAAGATAGATTTAGTACCGACAAAGAACTTTCCGTTCTCAGGATTGATACCACAAAAGACCGCAGGTGCACCGTCCCATTTTACTGAAACTGTGGATCCACCTGACCCTCCTTGTAACATCTGTTTGATAGACTTTAAAAACTCTATTGCTGTTTTAGCTCCACGACTTCCATTATTAATTATTTCGTCTTCCAGATGTTCAAGATGTGTGTTCTTATCTTCGATAAGATAATCTTGAAATTTCTGCATTTAGCACTCTCTCCATTTATATATTATAACACTATTATTTATAATAGTCAAGCATTATCACTCTATAAGTAGTTAAAATCCCCCATGATCCTAGTCGGATATCCGTCACCACCTTGTGTGTCTCTTATATTTACTTTCATTTTATACTTTGGTGTCTTAATTACCATATCAATTCTCTTACCTTGACCGCCTAATCCACCATAAAAAACTTGACAAGATAAAGGTTTAGTCGCACTCAACATATATGCCCTATCTACTTTGAAAGATTTGATACCAGAAGGCAATTTATGAATGACATGAAAACCATAGCCTAAACCTGATTGTAAAAATTCTTCTAGATATTTTTTATTTACTTTACCAAATGTATTACTACTATATCCTTTTGCTAATTTACCATTAAATATTTGACAAAATGTTTTATTGTCAATACCAAACATCTTCAATAGTTTTAGACCATCTGGATTCTTAACCATACCACTCTGTATTTCATCTTTAGTTAATATCTTTTTAATACCAATATTAAAGAAAGTTGTAGTACCACCTAGTTTTAAACTTAAATAAGATACAACTTCATTTCTTGCATAACGCTCTACATTTTTATTTTTATGTATAGTTAAATCTGTTACTACTGGACCAATATCTAAACTACCTGTTGGTGATGTTATGAAAGGTCCTGGTTTAAATGCTAAAGGTCTCTTTGTGTTTAAAGCACCTTCTTCTTTTACATTTAATGTTTTTAATTTTTTGAATTTATATGTTTTTGCTAAATCTTCTATAGCCTTTAACATAGCAGGATCTTCTACTTTATCACCACCCCAATAATTGTTTATCTCTCTTGCAAAATTATTTTCAAAAAGATTACCTCTATTCGCAACACCTCTGTTACCAGCAGAACCAGCACCAAACTTAATTTTAACTTTATCTAATTTTGCTTCTTTTTGAATTGTTTTTAAATCAGCAGTACCTTGCAAATCTCTTGTTACATTTACTATACTTAATTTACCAGGATCAATATTGATTGGTATTTTTACTGTTTTATATTTTCTTTTGAGAAAAGAAAAAAGCTCAACTATCTCACCACCTTTTACAGCGTCTGATTTAACAACTTTTAATATGTCAGCTGTTTTTTCTGGGAATACAGTATATGCCATACTGCTATTTATATACTAACAGTACCGTTTTGTCAAGCGTTATCTAGGTATTGCTTTGCATTTAAACACTAGTGAAACTCTGAATTTATCACTCTCTACTGCTCTTGCAACATGGGGTATTCTAGCGTCAAACAATACAACACGCCCTGCCCTTGGCCAATATGATTTTACAATGTTCATATTAGGGTCACCATTAAGACCATAAGGTGTATTGATTGCCATTGCTTTCATTTCATCATCTAGATTAGGTGTCCAAAACTCTATCGTACCACCATCTTCTGGTCGCCAGTCAGGTGTTAGATATACAATGACTGTATATTGGTCGCCAGTCCATCCATCAATATGAATACCGCCAGATTGACCTGCGTGATGTCCGTTAAGATAATGTCTTAATAGTTTTGCACCAGGATTTACTTTATCCCAAATCTCTTGTACCCAATCTTGTTCAATTTCATAATCAACTTCTTTAGTATCACTACCACCTAAATGAATATGTTTATAACCAGGTGTCTTTGCTTCGTTCTTCATTTTTTCAGACGAATACCAACCGTCTTGCCAATCCATATTCATTACAATATCATAGTATTTTTTTATATCATCTTCGGGTATTGTGCCATCAGACGCTTGTATGATTTTATGATAGTCTCCGCCTTTTAAAGCGTCAGCCTTTATTGTATAAACTTTATCAGTTTTTGTATCTGTAATTTGAAAGTTCTCAGGATCTTCTGGATTGCCTATTGACTCAATATCAAACTTTTTTGCTTGTGAAGTAAAATCTTTTTCAGGATCAATTATCTTGGTGGTCATTTTTTTCTTCTTCTTCTTCAAATAGTATCATGGTAATTAAACTATAAATTGCCATGTCCATTAAAGTGTCTTTGATACTTTCTTCTTTAAATTTAAATTCACCTTTTTTGATGAAGTTACTTATACGAGCATACTTATCGCCCATACGAACAACGGAACCTTGCCAAGCAGGTATGCCTGATAATTCTGACAATCTAAAATTAGCAAAGATATCTTCATTTGCACCATAATCATGTCGTTTTTTATCGTGTAATGTTTTAATTACATCTATGATTTCATAAAATCTTTTGCTTTGTTTGTTTATATCGTCCATTATATTTTTCCTAGTGTTAAAAATTTAACTACTCCTCCTTGGTTCTCCCATTGTTTATGTTTATTTTGATGGTCGCAAACTGCCTGTGCCTCATCTTCAAACTCAGACTCAGTTATGATACTGCCCGTTGGTCGTTCAATACATAACCAACGGACCTTACCTTGCCTCTTAACGAGTTTTACTTCATAAGAAATCTTATGTTTCTTTACTCTAGGTTTTTTTGCGACCTTTCTACCCATACTACTCTGCTGGTGTTTATGCAGGTGCTTCTTCAGCAGGTGCTTCGGCAGCGTCTGTTTTAACTTCTTCTGCCTTAGAAGTATCTTTAGGTGCTTCAGTTTCAGCAGCTGCAGGTACATTGTCCATAACAAACTTTGAATACCATTGAGATAGTATTTTAGAGTTTTGTTGTTCAACACTTGCTTTAGCAGCAGCGTTTTGATTTACACTTATTTGTACGATAGCATGTTTCAATTCATTACTGAATTTAGTTTCATCATACCACTTTTCATTTATTTTAATAGCCATTGTTTTCTCCTTTGTTACTATTATATTTTAAAGTCTGAGAATTGCCCCAGCCTTTTAAATTTATCATTAGACGATACTGAGTCTTGCCCACTATCAACTAAATCAGATTGAGCGTTTTGTTCTACATCATAGAAACGCATTTTAGACCTATCGACACCAAGTATAAACTTTCGATTTACAGTTGGGTCGTTGTATCTATTTTTAAGTTGTTTAACCATTATCTGGCTTTTTTCTTCTAGTTCTTCACTTGATATCAAAGCAAACATAAAGTCTGCTGTTGCAGGAAGACCAAAAGATTCTGAGGTATCTTCTAACCCCACATCGCTACTTACAAAACCACCACGAGTAGTTTGTGTAGCAGAGAATATTGGAATATCATTTTCTACAGCAAGACCTCTTAATTCTTCAGCGATTGCCTTGATGTAAGTATAACTGTTTACATTTGCACCAGACTTAAATCTAGATGAAGCACAAATATTTAGATAGTCAACAAATACAATATCTGGTTTAAATGACTTTTTCAATGCAAGTTCACTAATCAAATTTTTAAAGTGACCTGTGTGAGCAGTAGCAGTTGGATATTCTTTGATGATTAATGTGCCTGTTGTCTTACTTTGTAGTTTGTTAATCTTTGTCTCATACATTGTATATGGTAGTTCTTCTAAATCACTCATGCCAACATTTAATAAATTAGCGTCTATTCTTTCAGCGATTCTTTCTTCAGCCATCTCCATAGTAATATACAAAACATTTTTACCTTGTAGTAATACAGACGAAGCAAGGTGTGTCATAAACATTGTTTTACCTACACCAGTACCTGCAAGACAAATATTTAAAGTCTTACTCGGTATACCACCTCTTGTAATCTTATTAAAAAATTCTAAATCTAATTCTAATCTTTCTTCTTTCTTTTTATAGAAATCATATCTCTCTTTTGATTCTTGTAAATAATCATGCCCAACTTTTTGGTCAAAAGACACACCCAAAGCATTTGATAATAATTCAGGTAAATATTCTGGTGTATGGTTCTTATCTTTACCATCTATAATTTGAATACCATTTAAAATAGCATTATGTATAGAACGGTCTTTACAAAACTTTTCTGTTGTCTCAACTAACCAATCTAGATTAACTGGTTCTGGATTTAAAGTAGATAGTATATCAGTAACCTTTTTATATTCATCTTCATTGATACTCTTATTACTATTAATTTCAATTGATAAAGATTCTTTTGTCGGAAGATTATTATACTTGTTTACAAACTTATAGATTTCAGTAAATAATACTTTTTCTAATCTATCTGAAAAATATTCTTCTTTGATAAAAGGCAAAACCTTTCTACAATACTTTTCATTATGAATTAAATTACGAAGTGCTGTTCTTTCAATTCTCTCCATTAAGTTCCTTTTTCTCCTTCAATTGTTCATCAAGTAATACAACTAAAATATCACCGATATGATTTATAAATTCTTGACTATCTGTATCTGCACCTATCTTATTTTCAATAACTGTATAATCAAACACCATAGGTAAAGCACCATCTGGTGTTTTTTCTGACTCTGGTCTAAATCCTACATTACCATATTTAAGAACTATACTTGCATATGGTCCACTAATCAGTTTAATGCCTGTAAAGTCCTCTCCAGGTTTTTCTACAAACACATAATCTTCTTGGTGTTTAGGACTTGTCGTCTTGTGGGTCGGTGGTATCTTCGGTGTCAACTACATCTCCATACTTAAATTCTTTAGCACAAACTTCATCTAACTTTTCTAATATCTCTGGTGTAAAATACTTTTCAGGATTATTATTAATTGTTTTACCAAATGTTTTACTACCATCTGGCAATTCTACCCTTGTTGATACTGATTTAAATATATTATGTTTTAATGCTAAATCTAATAAGCCATAATATCTATCTAAACCTTTATCATAAGTTAAACGAACATCTACTACTTTATTTTCTTTTGTCAATCTGGACTTGTAATTTTTACAATGAATAATATTACCAATAATTTCTGTTCCGTCTTTTTCTTTTCTCTTAGAAAGATAGACGATAGAACTAGCTGCATATTTCAGACCAGAACCACCACCCATTTCTTTTGTTGGGAACATACTACCGATAACATCATAAGTATGATTTGTTATGATAAGGGGAACTTTTGCCTTACCTAGTTTTAATGTTAATACTCTAAAGGCAGCTTTAACAATCTGTGCCCTTGTCATATCTTTTGTTTCTTTACCTGCCTGTGTATCTTCTATTTCTTTAGTTGTTGATAACATACCTAAAGAATCTAATACAAGCAATAATGGTTTTCTTTCAGACTTATCTTGAGCAATATATTTGTCTAATACTGTCAATGATTGATGTCTAAATTCTTGAACAGTAGTTACTGGCATTACAACCATTCTACTACTATCAATTTGTCGTTCTTCAATAATCTCTTTTGATACTGCTGATTCTGATTCAAAGAATATAACACCACCATCAGGATTTTGGTCTAGAAAATGTTTACACATACCTAGTACAAAGAAAGTTTTACCCGTAGCACTTTCACCTGCAATAGCAGTTATTTTATTTGATGGTAAACCTTTGTTTATACCACCACCTAATAATGCGTTGAATATATAAGAACCTGTATCAATAAAATCTGTTACGTCACCTGACGCACCATCTGATACTAAACTAGCATATTCATTACCAGTTTCTTTAATTATGTCTTTCAAAAAATCACTCATTATCTGTTACCTCTATTTTATATTCTTTGTCATTTTCTCTTTGTTTAAAATTACCAGCATATTCTACTTCTCTTTTTTTACCGCCTGGCATACCATCGATATATGTAGAGTGAAACTCCCACTCACTTTTTTTCTTGCCATCTATTGTTCGAGAATAAACTGTTACTGTCATTTTGATTTATATTATACACTATATATAATTTTTTGTCAAGCAAAGAACTCATCTAAAGTTGCCTTTCTTGAATTTTTAAATAGGTCTGTTTCTGGTCCAAAACACCAAACATTTTCTATAAACATCTTATTCATAAAGTCTGCCTTTTCTTGCTCATCTTTAAATAATGTATCTGATTTTGGTCGTTGCATAATTCTCATGCCAATCTGACCAAGAAATTTATCTTTAAACTTATCTACCAATTCATCGCCAGAACGATATCTAATACCGTGTATCTTTGGATCCATAATATTTACAAACATGAACTTAGATACTTCCATAGTTTTTTCTGCAACTGGTAAATAAAACTCATCACGCCATTTATCATACTCGTTGAACTTATGCCATGATTGGTCCTCTTGATGTTCCCCACCTTTGTTATATTGTTCGGTAGAGAAGTATGGTGGACTTGTAAATGCAACATCAATCTTTGGTAGTTTGTGATATGGTAAATCTTCAGCACCACATCTCCATATGTGAACCTTTTTAGGTTTATCTAAAAATTTATTATATGTTGCAATCTGTTCTTGATATCTTTGGTAAGTATTAGGATTAGGATCACAGCCATAATATTCTTCAGCGTCTGAAGCAAAGAAACCTGCAAGTCTATCACCCCAACCACAACTTGTATCTAATACAGTTTTAGCATTTGTGATATCATAGATTGCCTTTGCAACGACAGGTTTAAATTGTGTTGCAATATAAGTACCTAATCTAAATGCTGATATATAACTTTTTTCATCTAACTGACCACCGACTAGTTTCTCTGTTTCAGTACCATCTAATTCTTTTATCTTTGTAAGTTTAACTCCATTTATACCTCGCCATATGGGTCCTAGGCATTTCCAGATAGCATAGGCATCACCGTTCTCCCAAACTTCTTTAGGTGCTCGAAAGCCATAACTACTACATTCTAATCTCAAATCTTGCATGAAATAATTACTTACATCATTAAAGGTACTAGCACCATTTATTAAGCCAAGACCCCACTTACTATAAGAGTATTTGTAATCATCATACTTTTCAAATACTTCTTTTTCTACTTGCTCATTAGGAATGCAAATGGTACTAGTATCAAACTTTTTAAGATTGGCAAATGCTGTTCTCATATCTTCTTTTGTAATTTCTTTGAGAGGAAAGACTGGTCTTTCACTAGCAATATAGTCTGCCAAGTGTGTTCTCATCTTCTCTTTTCCGTACTCAGCGTTCATTTTTTCGAAGATACTTGATGTCAAGACAGGTAGTTTTCCGTCTGTAGCGGCGGCTATGAGACGGTTATATAGTGTATTATCTCTAATATAGTGTGTAAATGCGTTTTCTTTCATTAGAAGAAGTTATCCAGGGTTGCTTGTTTTTCAAAATTCCAGTTGATTGCATTGACAATAAATCGTAATGGTTCTAAAAATGACTTGTCAAACTGCTCATCAAAATCAATATATTGGTGTAGATTAAATTCTTTTGGTAAGTGTGTTGGGAAAGATATCACCTTTTCTCTTAATGGATTAGGTTCTTTTAAAACAATAAATTTAATCTTATCGCCTTCTTGTATTACTTCATACTTTCTTAATTTGTTTTTCTTTAGTAAATTATTATACAGTAGAGCACCTTTCACATGAATTGGTGTTGACTTTTGATATATGTCTGTTGATGAAGAATACTTTTTAAGATTATTACATGAACGAGGATAAGCAATTTCTTCTGGTCGTAACTTTTTGAAATGTGTTCTAAACTCATCAATAAATTGTATCAAAGCATTTTCATCTTTATTCATAATTACTTTCAATGCCTCTTTAATCTTGATACGACAAGGGGCAGGAGTTGAACTCTTAACTGCTTCAATACCCATAATCTTTAATTTAGGTTCTTTCAAATCAACACCTTCTTCATTATAAACATTTAAGATATATCTTTTCTTAGCAGTCCAGATACCTTTGTTTGCAATTACTTCTCGTTTCATAATCATTTTTTGGTCAAATGCTTTTACATATTTAGCAAGATTATCATAACTCTTATCAATTGCAATTTGTAATTTTTCTTCACAAAATTTATCTAGAACTTTTACAATCTTTCTTGTATCAGATTTATCTTTAAATATTTTATCTACAACTGCACCAAGTTTTACATAGATAGAATCAGTATCAGAAGCCACAACATAAACTACGTTTTTAGTTTTAAGTAAATTATTTAAATAATTATTTACGTCTCTTTCAATCCATCTAATCGCAAGTTGACCTGCCTTTGTAATACCTTCAGCGTGTCTTACATCAAAATATTTAAAGTATTGATTGCCGATAGCACCATAGGCACTATTCAAAGCAATCTTTCTTGCAAGTTGAATATTATGGTTAGCAGCGATATCATTTAATAATCTTTTATCACCAGTTTCTTGATACAAAGATTTTGCTTCTAACATTTTCTTTTTATATACAACTCGTTCTTTATAAAGTTTCTCCATCAACTTAGGAAGAAAACCTCGTTTGTCTGTACGAAACTGAGCACCGTTTGGTGTTATGGTACAACCATCTAAATGAGATAAATCAGATTCTTGATTTAACATTTTTTCAACACTTACAGAATTAGGTTCAAACCCGACCATTGTTTCAGGAGATATATTATACTGCATAATCAAATGAGGATATAGACTATTCAAATCAAAACTACAAATCCAATCGTGAAAACCTACAACTGGATCTTTTACATATGCACCTTCATAACCACCAGAATATTCGTTTTCATTTACAGCAGGACAAACAAGTTTATTCTCTTTTAGATAATTAAATATAATTGTATCCCACATACGAACTTGACCAAATACATCTTGATAATTAACTTTTGCTTCATAGGCCATAGTTAAGTGTAAAGCAATCAACTGCATTTTATCTTCTAACTTATCAACTATCTCAACGTCTTGAATATTATACTCTACAAATAATTGATAGTCGTTAGAATAAAACTCTTTGAAAGTATCATATGGATTCTCTAATTTATTTTCACCTAATTCTACTTCACCGATATAATCTAGTTTATAACTTTCTTGTCTAACAAATGTATGTTTACGATATAAGTCAAGATAATCTAAAACTGAAACACCTAAAATATCATAATAGTTTTGTTCTTTGTTAAAACCTTTAGCAGTTATTCTTGCACTACTTTGATTTACGATACCCCAAGGACTAAACTGATTTAAATATTCATCGCCCATAAGATATTTAAATCGATTCATTAAATAAGGAATATCAAAGAACTTAACATTCCAACCAGTTACAACATCTGGATTATAAGCAGTCCAGAACTTTGTAAACTTTTGTATTAAATCTCTTTCAGTAGAACATTTAAAATATTTTACATCATCACGGTCATTGACAAAGTTGCCACATCCAAAAACAATAATACTTTTTCTTGCATGGTCTTTTACAGTAATACAGATTAAAGGTTCTTCAGCCTTATCTACATCAGGAAAACCATTTTCACTTTCACACTCAATGTCAATTGTGATTAATCTTATTTGTTTAATATCCCAATCAACTTTGCCTGGGAACTCATCTGCGATATATGGATATTGAAATCTTGTATTACCAAAATATTCAAAGTTAGTTACATCTTTGTATTCGTCAATCCATTTTCTTGCCTCGAACATACTATCATGTTCAATCTTTGCTACATTACGACCATCTAATGTTTTATATCCTGTTTCTTTTTGAACAGGTGTAAACAAAGACGGTTTGTAATTTACTCTAAACTTTTTGTGGCTGCCATCATGGTTAACTCCTCTTACTAAGAGTCGACCTTTATATGGCAGCACACTAGTATAAAATTTCACTATATTTGTGTATTATTAAAATGTTTATTTAACGAATGTATTTTTTCTTCGGCAGTTGATATTATTTCTAACTGTTTATCCATTTCACTAATGTGTTGTGGATGTTCGCCGATACCTACTGAATTATCAAAATATACAATTAAAGTAGCATACGCTTCTGCTATCTGTGCTTCGTATCTTTTTGACAATGCCTTGAATAACGGATTGTCTGCTTGGTGATTTTTAGCCATGTTTGTTCACTCCTTTTCATAACATATTATAACACAATACAATTGATTTGTAAAGCGTTAATCTAAACTATATTTTGTCGTAACGACATATTTTCTGTCTGGATTTACCATAACATTTACTCTACTCATAAACTCTCGGTCAAATAGAATTGGTGTTCTATCTTCTCTATCATCTAAAGTAAATTCTGTTTCATACATAGTACCTAGAAACTCCACATCTAGTTTAATGACATATCTGGTTTCGTCATAGTCTCTTAAACCGCCTACTGATATTTCTTCTTGTCGAATGATATCACTTGTGATAGTTTTATCTAGTAAAGACCATGTAATCTTTTTACCATTAACTTTCATTTTATCAGCATGAATAACTGACATGCCTGAATTACCTGTATCAAACTTAGCGATAATTTCACCAAATGGTTTGATAGTTACAATTTCTTTGTAACCACACTCACTTGGTACTTTGACCCAATTCTTTTTCTCAGCAAAAAATTCTATAATTTCTTTACTAATATTTTGACCACTTGCTTCTTCCATACCTTCAGTACCAGGAGATGAGTTTACCTCAATCACAAATGGAGGCTCTTTTTCTCTATTCTTACTTGGTATAAAGTCAACAGCAGTCCATAGTCCATTAACTGCTTTTGCAGCCTTTAAACTTTCTTCTATTTCTAATTCTGTTAGTTCAATTTTTTCTGGTTTAGAACCTTGCGATACGTTACTTCTAAAGTCACCTTCAATAACAGGTCGCTTCATTGTAGCAAGTATCTTGCCGCCTAAGACTAATACTCTAACATCATAATCTGTTTTAATATATTCTTGTAAAAGTAAATCTGTATCTTCGTCTTGTTTGTAAATTAATTGTACAATACTGTCTAATGCTTTTTCTGATTCAATAAACAATACACCAACACCTTTTGACCCCCTTAAAGTTTTCATAATCACAGGCATTTGTGTATCTAGTTTATCAAATGCTAGTGCTGATTTTTCTGGATCGTTTATTAAAGTAGTTTTAGGTTGTCGAATACCATAATCAGAAAGTCTTAGTGCTGTTCTATATTTGTCTGTACAAATATTGATTGTTTGCCTACTATTGATGACACAAACACTATGTTTTTCTAATGAAGATATAATATCCATCCAACTATCTTTTCTGACAACTGAACCTCTTATGATTGCGATTGTGTCTTTACCTGAAACTTCAAAACCTTTTTCATCTTCTTTATTATGTAATCTAAAAATACCATCTTCGTATGAAGTATAACCACCAGTTAGTTTATACAGATAATGTTTCCATCCTAATTTCTCTGCTTCTTCTTTGAGTCTATCAGCAGTATGAAAGGTCTTTGCCTTTTCAGGCTCATCTGTTATAATCAGTAGTTTATACTTTTCAGTTTTAGCTTCTGTTATAAAGTCTTTAAACTTCGGTGCCTTCATCTTCGATTTTTTTACCTATGTTATATTTCGCTTGTAAGTCCCAATCATTCTTTTCTTTAAATGATAAAACTTTAATTTGTGATAGAGGTGCTTTTTTCTCAGCAACTGTAGCATTAATTATTGCAATTAATCCCCAATCTGCCAATAACTGAGCAATCGTATTTCTTCTTTCAATATCATTGTCGGTTAAGTTTGCTTCTTTACCATCTAACGCAAATAGTTCCTTAAAATGCGTTATGAAATATCTACCTTGTTTGTGTAGTATATGACACGATTGAAATAATTTTTTATCTTTTCTAGAGGCAACACCAATTCTAGTTAGTGTTTCACGAACCTTTAAAAAATCGTCTGGTTCTTTTAATTGTACTTCCAGCATTTTCTCTGGATGCCAACTGTTATCTAATTCATTCATTTTATCCCACCTTTGTATAATTTTTCCTTAATGAGTTTTATCTCATCTTTGGTGAGTATATCAAGAGCGGATTTTGCTTTATCATTACTATAGCCATAATACTCTTTTACACACTCAATTTCTTTTAGTTTACTCGCCCTCAAAAACGGACTATACCGTTTCTTCGTTCTAATACTATTTAGTAGAAATTGAAATTGCATATCTTTATCAATGAAGTGATTTCTATTCATTTCATTAACAAGCATTATAGTGTCTGAAAAAGCAGACAATAGTTTATTTACGATAAATGCAGGATACTTTTTCTTCCATAATTCATCATCTGAATCCATTAGATCCTTTTTAGTGAAGTTTATGGCGTTTAAGTATTCTTTTAATTCGTAACTCATTTGAATTTAACCTGGGACATCAATTCAGTTAAACAGGCCACCAAGTTAATTTCTTGGTCTGCAACAAAGGCAGACTTATACTGATAATCAGCAATAATTAAAACAGCATGAGGTATAGTTTCTGGTTCTAAACTCTCATACATATTGTCATAAATTTTACGAAATATTTTAACTGGATCATTGTCAAGATTATTGACAACCCATTTTCTCATATCACTAAACTCTTTACCTTTTAAATGTGTTACAAGTGTCTTTAAGTTTTCGTCTGATACATTAACAAGAATACCAGCGTCAATAGTACCACTTACAGAATATCTTTGTAGTTCATTGATAAGTTTTCTAAAGTCTGGAAAATGTTTCTTGATTAATTCAGCAAGTACCTTTTCTTCAAAGTCAACATTCTGTTCTTTCAGAATATGAGTTGCTCTTGAAAACAACTGACTTGCTAATTTAGGTTTATCTTTTGGATTAATTCTAAATTCAATATTAGAAAATCTACTATGCAAAGGTTCTATGATTCTATTCTTGAAGTTACAAGTAAGAATAAATCTACAATTCTTATGAAACTCCTCAATGAAACCTCTTAATGCAGGTTGTGTAGATTGTGGATTAAGATAATCTGCCTCGTCAAGTATAACTACTTTTTTACCACCTGATAGTGATACAGTAGAAGCAAAGTTTTTAATCTTGTTTCTTAATACATCAATGCCACCTTCTTCGGAACCATTAATCATTATCCAATCACAATTTAATTCTTCACATAATGCTTTTGCAACTGTGGTCTTACCAATACCTGGTGTACCTGAAAATAATAGATTAGATAATTCGCCTTTAGTAATAAAGGATTTAAATAGTGTTTTTAATGATGATGGTAATATACAATCATCAATAGTTTTAGGCCGATACTCCTCGACCCATAGAAAGTCTGTATTCATATTTCACTCCGTTCATGTTATAATTAAAATTACTTACTGATTGTACTGTCTGGCTCAAGAGCAATCCAATATTCAATAGGTAGTTTTTTGTTTTTGAAATGAGATATAGACTTTGAAGATACTGAAACATCATAATCACCAGATATCATTTTTAAATTTTCTACTTTAAAATAGAAAGTATAATCTGCTGTAGCACTTTCGCCTACAACGATATCAAAGTTATTAGATGTATCATTCTTTTTATCACATACTTTTAACACTATATCACCACCTTTTGTTCCTACTAATGCAAGGTCAGGTGTTTTTAGAATCGCAGCCATCTTTTTCAATTCTGTAAGATGTGATTCTGATAAACTAAAAGTAACATCTGCCTCTGGCATATTTACTTCTTTAGTTGGCGACACTAGAACTGACGGATCAGAATAAAAGTATTTTGCTTTTGACTTACTGCCTTCAGCAGAAATAGTCATAAATTTATCTTGTAAAGATAATTCAGGTTTGTTTAGTCCTGACATTACTGCAAGAAATTCATTAAGGTCATAGATACCAAATTCAGTATCAAATGATTCATCAATATTTGCTTTTGCAAATATATTTCTCATAGTAGATATTGTACTTAATTCTTTTCCTGGTTTAATCAATATATTAGTATTGATTTCAGAAAAGTTTTTAAGTATGTTTTGTGTGTTTTGATTGATTTTCATAATATTAATATTCACCTTTTTGTTTAATTAAAATCATTATAACAGAAATAAAGGGACCTGTCAAGCAGGTCCCCTTAAAATAATTATTTAATTGATTTACCATTTACATTTACCAAAAATCTCATATCTTCATTTTTGGTATCTTGTGGTAAAAATCCTAATATCTTTATGAAGTTAGTATTTTTAACTCCCAAAGATTTAAACATATCTAACATATTTTTAAATTGTTCTATTTTGTTTTGTCTTAGTTGTTTTACCGTTTTATTACCTGGGTCTTTTACATGAAGAACCACATAACTAAAGTTATTTGTTTCAACATATTTACGAGCAGCATTAATTATTGGATCCATAGTATTAGCACCCAAGTAACCATATTGATTTCTGTCTTTGTCATACTTACCACCAAAAACAAATTTTGCTTTTTCATCTGCTGTTTCATCTTGCCAAGTTTTTACTGAAGAAGCATTATAGGTTATAAATGCTCTTGATTTCGTCTGAGCATTTTTTGCTTTTGACACTATTCTACCTCTTACCTCTTCGGACATACCAGGCCAAACTCTATCAATATATGCTCTAATAGAATCTTCAGTATTAACAAGTTCTTTATGTTTTTTAGCAATCTCATTTTTTATATGATGAATAATACCTATCTCACCAGTATTATATTTTGTATCGTTAATATGACTTGTATTTTCATAGGTAGCAATTTCATCTATTTGAGACGGTGTTGCATTTTCAACAATGTAAAACCAATATTCTTTTATGCCATTTTCTTGTAGTCCATTAAGAGTACCAAACCCAGCAACTAAGTTGTATTCAGCTTCAATATCTGGATCATTATTCTTAACAATAACAGGTAAATCTAAATATGGTTTTACTCCATTACCTAAATCTTGAGCAATATTTTGTAGCTCTTTAGTTGTATGCCTTTCAGGTCTACCTATGTTTTTTGTTAAAACATCCTCTTGTATGATTGTGTTTAATTTAACTTTTACAGGACCAATAAACTTTAGATTATCACCTAGATGTGAATATTTAAAATATGATTTTGTGAAAAAATGTGAGGCGGTATTTTTATCGAAGTTAACCACTTCGTTTAGTTTATGTAACATATGTTACTCCTTTTAATAATATTAGAATGTCGCAACCCATATGGGAAACAATAGACTAATGTTGTTTTAATTATTTATAAGGCGACCCCGAAGGATCGCCTATCTATTGAATCAATTACTTGATGTCAATTGTACGAGGTTTCTTTTCCTCTGGTACGATTTTCTCTAAGTCAATCAAAAGCATTCCATCTTTTAACTTAGCACCATTAACTTTGATATCATCTGCCAAAGTAAATGTTCTACTAAATTTTCTTTTTGAAATACCTCTATGTAGAGTTTCCTTTTCATCCTTATCATCACTCTCAACTGACTTAATTGTCAATTGACTATTAGCAGATTTAACTTCAATGTCTTTTTTACCGAAACCAGCAAGTGCCATTTCGATTTGATAATTTAAATCATCTACTTTGTTAATGTTGTAAGGTGGATATGATGTTGGTTGTTTAACCGTGTACTCTAATGTATTATTAAAGTGGTCAAATAGGTCATCAAAACCTACTGAAAATGGACGTAAATCGTTCCATATAGATAGTCTTGTCATTGTTTTCTCCTTTTTTATAAGCAAGTTAATCTAAATGATACCTCCTAATTGAGCGTATCACAATTATTTATATAAGTATTGTTTTAAAAATTACAACCCCTATAAAAAAAATATTATTGGCAGAGGTAGGTCTCACCCTCTTTATACTAACGAGTCTTACCTCGCCTATCAGACTAAGGATCCCTATCAATTCTCTGCTACAAAGACCAATGAGCCAATAAAAGTGCCGTTTTTTTGTCTCGGGTAAACGGCAAAACCCAAATCGGTGTCTTTGCGGAAGACACTCTACCTCTAATGTCAGGACTTACGAACTGCCTTGACATTACTATTTATACGATAAAATACTCTTACTGATTAGAATAAGCGTATTTTTGTTTACCGTATAAAGCTCTGATACCAGCAGCAACGATTTCATTTGTGTTACCTTTTAACACTTTTTGAACGCCTGCAGCTAAAATAGCTTTAGTAGGTGTACCCATACGATATGAAGTACCATCAGCAGTCTGGTTAATATAAACCATATGACCCTCTGTTCTTAGTTGATCCACCATCGCTCTAGGTGATGTTAAATCAAATTTATTTCTTAGTGAAGTCCATGTTACTGACTTACCATTTGATAATAAATTTAGTACTTTTTGTTTTTTTGTTAAGGCTTTTCTACCCATAATAAATTACTCCTTCAAGTATTTTGTTGCCTAAGTTTATTACATTATTCGATATGGGCAACAGATTCATATCAAGTAATTCTTTAATAACCTTCTCTCAAAGTTTTTAATTTTTGTTCTTTTTTAATTCTTCTAATACTTTGTTTCTTTGCCTCTCTTTTAATTTCAGAGGGTTTAGAAAAGTATTGACGTTCTTTCATTTCTTTCATAAGACCATCTTTAAGAAGTTTCTTTTTTAAAACTCTCATGGCCTTTTCTACATTATTATTTCTTACGGTTACTTCTATTGTCATTTACAATCCATTAATCTTAAACATTCTTAAAATATTTTGACTAGGTATTACAGTTGAATTACCACCATCAGATAAATCACCATGTTTATCATAATTGTAATCACTCATCAATATATGTACCTTTCTATCTTTCTTAACTAACCAACCAGTTGAAACGCAAGTAGCAGGTTTCATGCCTTGAATTTCTTTTAAAGACTTCCAACCAGCGTCTGATTCGATATCTTCCCAATACACTAAATAAAAATCATATGTAAATGGTATTTCTGGAACATCCTCTCTACGATTTTGTTTATTTAAATTCTTCTTTGAATTGTTTTTGGTTCGTTTAATAGTTTTAGTCATACTTCTTATTATACTCTATTTTAAAAAAATTGTCAAGCTGTTGTAAAGTGGCAGCGGACTAAGCTGCCACTCGACTACATTATGAAATAGATTTTTAATAACTAGGGTTATCTTCCTCACTATCATCGGAATCTTGTTCTTCTTCTAGAACTGGATTACCCCAAGTGGTAACATCTTCGCCACCATCAACTTTGGTATATAAATCCATAAATGATGTTTTGGTATCAACATCAAATCTATTAGTACACATTTCAATTGCCTTCATCTTGTTTTTAAAGATTGTATAGGCTTCTACAATGTGAACCAATCGTCTAGTAGAAATTATCTCATCTACGCCGCCCTCATAAAAGGTCTTTCTGATAATGTCTGCCCAAGTAATTAAGTTTAGGGAAAACTTCTCATCATCTTTTTTAGTAAGACCTTTTTCGGACATTACATTGTTTAAGATTTTACTCTCAATTTTATTTGTTGGATATGATTGTTCAACAGTAATCGGAAATCTCTCAAGGAATGCCTCGTTAAGAATATTAGTACCGATAAACTTACCATCTTCGGATCCTTGACCTTTAGTATTGGCAGTGGCAATCACATTAAACCCTGGTGCAGGTTTAATAAACTTGTTAATCTTTTTAAGGAAGACACCATTACCTTCTAAGATAGGTTGTAAACACATAATCTTATTAGACGCAAGGTCAATCTCATCAAGAAGAAGTATAGCACCTCTTTCCATTGCCTCGATTACTGGACCATTCTGCCAAACAGTTTGACCCTCTTGCAATCTATAACCACCGAGTAAATCATCTTCATCGGTCTCGATTGTAATATTAACTCTAATACATTCTCTTTTTGCCTGAGCACAAGCCTGTGATACATTCATTGTCTTACCGTTACCAGACAAGCCAGTAATAAAGATAGGATAGAATTGTTTACTTGTAATGATTGATTTAATATCTTTAAAGTAACCCCAAGGAACAAAAACATTGTCTTTGGCAGGAACGATATTACCAGTTAAACTAGAAACGATAAATGCAGCCTTATTTACTGTATCAACAGTAGGTGCGGTTTCATTTTTAGGTAATTCGGATTGTATTTCTTCTTTTACTTTTGAAGAAATATCGTTGCCTTCAATCGGTAAAGAGTAAACTCCTCTAGCAACTTTGTATTGGTCTTGTTTTAACCAACTTGGATTTTTGATTTTGCCACTTTTAACAAAATCATTAATCTCACTTCTTGTTAAATCAGTTTTTTTGTAGTGTTTATATAACAACTCTACCTGACCTAACTGGTCTTGATTCAAATTATTCATAATATAAGTCCTTTCATAATGTAATAATCAATTTATACTGCTATGCTACACTAATTTCCATTGATTGTCAAGCATATTAGTATCTTTTTTTCCCTTATTTTTAGGGGTTTTTTCACTTTTTTTGTTCTTCTTTTGTTCTTTTTTCTCGATAAGGGGGTCAGAAACCCCCTTATTTTGATTTTTTGGACTATTCACTATCTGATTCGGTAGTGTTAGACTCAACGGTTTGCCCTAATGTAGGTAAAGCATAACCGCCTCTGCTCAATCTATAAGATTGATTCTTCATCAACCAAGCAGGTTTGGTGATGCCGTGTTTACTTTGAAGGGATATGATATCCTTTCTAGTAATTTCGGTAGTGAACCCTTCTTCATTTGCCATTTTGACAAATGCTTCTTGGGCAGGTGTTAAAGCTATTTTAGATGTATTATCCATTATATAGTTCCTTTCTCAATTAAGCGACTTGCGAGATAAATTTATTTAAGACTACTCTACTATCTTTATTTTCTTTTAAAGTAGAAGTGAATAATCTTTTTATCTCACTCTTTTTGGCGTTTTCAGATGGTGTCGCCATTTGACCATCTGATACTTGCATATTACCTCCAGCAAGGAGATAAAATTCATCATAAGCAGAATTATGTTTAACAACTAAACATTTGTTTTTTCTAAATTCTGCCATTACTTTTTTTCTATCAAATACTTTTTCTGATTTATCATAAGAATACTGTGGAAAAAATCTATCCATTGTCCATCTATCAATCTTTTTACCACTTGCAACATAGAAACCTAATACTTTAGTGCCAGTTCTATTTCTCAAAGCGTCTAGTAAATGGTCTGTCATTTCTCTACGACCTGAATTAGTATATTCTTTTTTAGTTACGGTATCTCTTAATACGACATTAGAACCATAGTCGGTACTACCAATATAAAATCCGTCTCTTTTATTTAAATAATTATGTTCTTTTTCATGTTCACTAGGATTAATAAAAACTTTTCTATCATTACCATCACTTGCACCATCAGTTAAAAAAATTGTATTCATTTTATCAATAGCATATCTTTTTCTGAAAGCAGTAACCATTGGCATCGCAGCCATAATAGTATCGTTTAATGGAGTAGAACACAAACCATAACCAGATGGTTCATATGGTAAGTTTGAAACATAATCTTGTTGTTTTTGATAATCAGCAAATTGTTCAGGATCTAAATTATAGACTCTTCTACCATAACGATAATATGTATTATCATTTTTTTCAGCAAGTAAGAATAAGTTAATCATGCCTTTTTCATATTCTTTAGCATTCATTCTAGAGGATATAAAGTTTAATAAAGACAATCTCTCATCAACTGTAATATCGCCGTCTTGATATCTAGGCGATTTTCTACCTTCAGGTGTCTCATTTTCATTATCCCAATATCTATGTCTACCTGCCCTATCGTCATTACTAAAAGCATATACTTCAAAAGGTATATTTACTTTTTGACAAAACATTGTTAAATTCATCAACTGGTGAATAGTAGGAGTAATCTTGTCATGCATACTACCTGACCAGTCTATAAACATCATCATACCGTGGTTCTTACCATCAGGTGTGATTGCCATTCTTTTAAAGATATCATCATTATATTTGTAACTATGTAATTTAAGTGGGTCAATAACACCAGACTTATCTTGTTTAGTTCTAGAATAAGCGGCAGCAGCCTTTTTCATTTCATATTCTTTAACCATATAACTAACTTTTTTAGATTGGTCTTTAGTAAATTTTCTGTATTTAGAAATCAATGTACTAATAGCTTCTTGACGACTACTATCCAATGTTTCTTTATTGTAAGGTTTTCTAAATACTCTATCAAAATCTGATAATACAGTTTTATAGTCAACAATATAATCATTCACATTTTTGTAATTATGAATATTAATGTATTCATTGTTTTTAGATTCTGGATCTAATAAATTTTCTTTTTTATCTTCCCAAGATTGGTCCGTCTCAGCAGATACTTCTTCTATTTCTTCTTCAACAGGTTTAGCAGGTTTTGATTCTTCGCCTTTTAATTTTGTTTCTGATTGTTGACCACTTGAAGGTTTATCAGAAACGTCTGTATCTGATTTTTGTTCTTCAGCGTCTTTGGTTTTTTCTTCGCCTTTATCATCAGAATTTTTAGAACCACTTTTTTCTTCTTCATCTTTTTCATCTGATGGATCAGAAATCATATCGCCGTCTTGGTCTAAATCATTTTCATCAAGGTCATCAAAATCATGGTCATCAAAACCATAAGTTTCCATTTCTTCTTCTTTTTCTTCTTGTTCTTTTTTACAATACTTTGCCAACTCATCAGCAAGGTCAACAACTTGTTTAAAGGTTTCTAATTTTTCAATTCTCTTAACAACATCATTCTCATAACTATCGGTAAAAGATAAAGGTGATTCTACATGAGACGATTTAAAATGAATATTTAATCTATCAATAAGAAGCATATCATCAAGGTTTTTATCTTTAGTACCAAAGAAGTTGTTATTGATAAGGTCTCTATAACCTCTAATAAATGATTGTGATAAACCAGGATATTTTCTTTTGATTAGTTTTTCAATACGAGCATCCTCAAGAACATTTAAAAATGACTTAGGTATTTTTCTCTTTACAATTGAATCTTCCCAACCAGAGTGTGGGGTAAATAATGCATGGCCAACTTCATGTGCAATAAGTAAATCTGTAATATCCTCATTCATGTCTTTCCATATAGGTAAAACAAGTAATCTAGATTTTACATCAAAATAAGCAGTCTTAACTTTTTTGTGTTCTACTGATATATTTTCAGTAGCAAGTAATTTTGCAAGATACGATTTGGCGTTGTTATTGATTTTGTTTGTTTTCAAGTTTTTCATAATATAGTGTTATGCTACTACAAATTGGCAAATATGTCAAGCATATTATCCACTTTTATGTGGAATAAATAAACTATTGATATTATTGATTTTTTTAACATACTGCTATGCTACACTATATTGGCATATAAGTCAAGCACATTATCCACTTTTTTAACCCTTATTTTTCAAGGGTTTAAAGTGCGACAAGTTGTCAGTTCTTGTTTTGTTCTACTTTTTAAAGATAAAAGTTGGTTCGAATTTACGACCTGATATGTCGGGTCTCACGAATCGACCCATATATTGTTGTTTTTGTTTAGTTTCAGTAGTATCGCCATCTAGTGTAGATACGGCAGAACCCCCTTGTTGAGTCGATAATGATAACCACCACGTATCTGTATGTTCAAACCCTACTGATTCGGCAAGTTCAACTGTATCTTCCTCAAAGGTTTTGTACTGTTTAGTATTCGCAACATTAAGAGCAAGGTATTTACCCCCTTTAAGCCCCTTGTATGCGTTGGCAATCGTCTGTTTTAGAAACTTCTCTTTCCATATTTCAGATGTATCAAACTTAATACTTGATTGTTCTGGTTCATCACCATATGCTTCCCAACCAAAATACGGTGGACTTGTAAATACAAAATCTAGACTTTCATCTTCTGGTATAAATGTCTCACTACCTTGTCTATAAAGATGATAGTTATTATGTGTATTACCATATTGTGTACATATTTGAGATAATCCTTTATAAGTAGGAATACAAGGGTCAGTACCAATATAGTTTATGCCAGCTGCGATTGCACCAAGTAATCGACCACCATACCCCATAGATGGATCCCATACTGTGCCTGCTTTTGTTCCTTCAAGTGGACTATCTTTATCTACAAATACATCATATAGAGCTGCGGCTGCTGTAGGTCTAAAATTAGATACCATTTGAGTGCCACTATATCTTCTTAACATAGACCTCATATCTGATTCTGTAATCATATGAGCAGGTTTCTTCATAAAGAAAGTGCCTGATAGTATCTTGTTTAATCCTTTTTTAAGATGTTCTTCATCATCCCATATCTCCATAGGCGTTTTCATTTTACCACACTTAATACCCCATGCGTGTTCCATATAAGACCATGCAAGATTTAGGCCGTGTGCTGATTGACCTATGATTTTATTTTTTCTATCAATAAGTGTGTCTCGTCTAAAGTTTACTAACTGATTAAATATCTCATCACGCCATTTTTGATTTGTAGGGTAATATGGAAAACCTTTATCTTTCCACTCATCATGTATTTGTTGTAAATTATCTGTCATATAAGTAAACATCTCCTGGTAGTGTGCCTTTTGCCCATGTGGTAGAACCAACTAGTTTCATATCATTTTTAACATAGAATTTTTTTGCTATTTCGTTATCACTACGAACACTTAAATAAACTCGTCTTGGTTTTACAAACTCAAAAAACTTTTGTAGTGCCTGACTTGCTGAACCATTTTGATGTTTAGCAGCGATTTGATGTAAAATACAATCACCTTGTTGAGCAATTATATCACCTATTCTTTGTTTTCTTTTATAAAAATTATATGTAATAACAACATCATTATCATATACAAGATTATTCTTCGCAATCATACGTTTCATATAATCAGTTCTTATATGTGGAAACCATTTCTTATGTTGATAAAAGATTTCTTTTACCGCTTCAAAGTCTGTTTCTTTGGCATGATTCATAGATGTATTATATCATAGTTAATTAAGAAAGTAAAGCCCTCATTTTTTCATTAGAGTAGCAATCAGCAACTAGGTGTATTCTATCAATATTGCTAGTATTTCTTACGGCGTGTGCTTTTGTAACATCGGTATAATAGTAGTGTCCAGTTTTTAAATTGTATTCTGTGCCATCTTTATCTTTTGTACTTTCATATAAAGTAAATACCACATTATCATTCGTTCTAATTGGCATATGGATTCGAATAATATCGCCATCATCAAATCCAATATCTTTGTCTATCTTGTCTGTATGTTTACCAATAACTTTACCTGCTTCTAATCTCATAAATCTAACCCTCTCAAACTCACATGGTAAATTATCAAGCATATCTAAAATAGGTGTCATGATACTACTTTCTTTTAAAGATGTCCATTGTAGTTTTTCTTCAGTTTTTACTGAACTCTTTAGTACACCAGGTTTTAATATATCTAAAGGGTCTGGTCCATATCCATGTAGTGATATAGCATCCCATCCTGTTTTGACATATTTTGTTTTTACTTTTTTAAAATTCATATTATCAAGATTTGCGGCCACACTATTAAGTATTGAAGTGTCTTTATATGCCTCTAGTGATAATTCTTTCATTATAGGTCTAGTCATTTTATTCCTTTCCGTTTATTCGCCAAGTATCATCTTTTGGTACCCAATTATTTGGTGCTTCTTGATACTCACCTTCCTTTACCCTACTCCACATTTCATCAAAAGATGATTGTAAAGATAGACCTGTTCTGGTTTCTATTTCTTCAATAGCGTTTCTTAACAATTCTCTATTGTATTCTTTCTTTCTTTGAAAGTCGTAATATTCTTTTAACTTTTCATATTCTACTGGATCAATTGCCATTAGTGTACCGACCATTGATACTCAAAATTTTGTGTTGTAGAATTTATACTAATTAATTTAGCACCATTTTTCATGTGAAAGTGCGTGGCCATAGGTGTTAGTGGTGATAAAGTTATTAGTCTTTTTATGTATGGTTTTTCTTTTACAAACTCTAATAACTTAGTTATTATTTCTCTACCTGCACCTCGTTTTCGTGACCATACTGTATATGCTACAGCAATTTTACCACATTGATTATCTTGACAAGCAACTTGGCTCATATAATCTAATTCTTTAACAGTAGTAGGAACTTCGTTAGTATATGCAACACAAACAATTGCTTCAATGTTATTTTCATAACTAAGACCATATATTTTTCTTTCAGCAAATAAGCGCCAATTTAAATCTAATTCTGGTCTTACTGGATCCTCTGATACATCTATGTTAGTTAATTCAACTAGCTCTGTACCTTTAACCCACTTAAAAAAGTTATCAATTTTATTCTGAAATATTTTCATCTTTTGTTGCCACTTCATGTCTTAATCTTTGTTGTTGTGCTCTAATGGTTTGTTTAATTAATTTAGATTGTGCTTTTTTACCTCTTTCTAATTTCATTTTACTTACTAGGTCGGTAAACACATATCCATTCATATGTTCGTTTTCATGTTGAAATATCCTTGCTGACATACCATGTAGATATTCGTCAATCGTTTCACCGTTCTCATCTGTATATTTTACATTTACCCATTTAGGTCTTTTGATTGATAAGAATAAGAAAGGATAGGATAAACAACCTTCTTTCATTAATACTGTTTCAGGACTTACATCATTAATTAATGGATTAAAACAGTTTCTTACTTTACCATCTTCTATCTGTGGGTGCCCACCCATAACAAACATACGAAATGGTAAACCAACTTGATTACAAGATAATCCTATACCACCATATTTAACCATACTGTTATACATTTTTTTAGATAAATCTTTTCTATCTTCTATTTTAAACTCTTTTAACATATCATCTGTATATGGTGCTATTCTCATTAATAATCTAGGGTCAGTAGGTGGTATTAGTGGATATGTATTAGGGTCTTTCTTTTTTAGGTATTCATGCATATCGTTAATAGGTTGTGCTTGACTATCTAAAATAGGTTGTTCTTTTAAAAGACCTTGGTCTTTTTCTATAATAGGCGTTTTACCACTCGTAATATTTTCGTAGTGTCTTGCCGCTTCTTCTATTTTTTCTGGTGTTAGTTTATCTGCCATTTTTAAGTTTTCCTTTAATTGTTGCTATAGTTTCAGGAACACCAAGATGATGAAACCAACCTGTGATAATATATTTATCGTGTTGTGAAACAATCCCTCTATGAGTGTGTGTGAAATCAGTAGGCCATAATAAACTTAGACCTCTTTTTGCTTTTATTTTGACTTCTGGATAATATACAAACTCTGTTCCACCACCATCAGGAACATCATTTAAATATGTCATAAAAACTAATGCTCTTTGGTGTGATTGATGTTGGTCTCTCTCATTGTGCCATCGTTTAAATCCTTGTCCAGGTCCATAGTGTTGTATGTTAAAGCCCTCAGAAATAGTTAGTTCAGGATTAAAATATTCATACTTATTAGAATATGCTTTTAATCCGTTTATAAGATAATTGGTATAACTTTTGATAAATTTATTATTAGATACAAATTGAATATTAACATCTGTGGATTGTTTAGTATCTTTATCATGTGTTGCTTCGCTGTTGTATTTGTATTCTGTATTATTTTTGTGATAATCAATAAGACCATCAAATAACTCATCATTGTCTATCTGAAAAGGTAATATAAAGTTTTCCATTATTCTGCCATCCTTGTAAAGTTTTTATATTTCTCAAACTTCATTACTCTAGGAAACTTATCTATAAGAGTATCTCCTTTATGAGATATAACAAATATGTTTTCTTTTGCCATAGTGTTATGTAATATTCTCATAAACTCATCTGTGCCTGAGCTGTCTAGTGAACTATCAAATATTTCATCTAGTATAAGTAGATTTGTATTTGTACTATTTTTAAGTTTAGCAATTTCTCTCCATGTAAACAGTATTGCTAAATCTATTCTTAATTTTTCACCCTCACTAAATGAGTGATAATTAAACTCGTCTCTATGTCTTGACTTTATTGTCTCATTAAATTCTTCATCTAAACTAAAATTAACAAAGAAGTCCATATTTGCTAAATTTTTATTAATTAGTTGGTTCATAATTGGCAAGTATTGTTTTATAATTTTTGTTTTAATACCTGTGTCTTGCATAAGGTGTCTAGCCGTATCTATGTAAAGCATTTCATTTTTTTGGTTCAACTTATCTTTTTCTAAATCTGCTATTCTTTCTCTTAACTGATTTAACTCGCCAGTCTGCTCTGCTGTAGATACCTTTTCATCTTGTAAATCTGCTATCTCTTGACCTAATCTAACTGTTTGTTTTTTTATCTCCTCAATAGAAGTTTCGTAACGATTAATTAATAATTCTTTTTCTCTAATTGTTACCATTGTTTTATTAATGGTATCTAGTTTCATTTCACTAGTCTTAATTTCTTTGTCTATTTGACCAAGTGCAATCTCTAACTCTTGTATCTTCTCTGCCTTTTTACTCATCATTGTAGATTTGTATGCCTCGTCAATCGCTTGTTGGCAGACAGGACAGTCGTTATGTGTCTGAAAGAAACCTAAATCTTTTTTGTGTTTGTTGCAAGTGTTCTCTAACTTTGCTTCCATATTATGAAGTTTTTTGTGTTTATCATTTACCTTAGCTTCATCTATTACTAGTTTTTGTAAAACAGCAATATCAACTCTAACTTTTTTAATATCTTCTTCATAGTTTGTTATGTCGGTTATAGATTTATTTAATTCTGCCTTTTTAGAATCTGCTAAATCTTTACTGCGATTGCTAATATCGTCAATATACTTTTTCTTATCATCAATCTTATTATCAACTAATTGGTAACTAAAATCTGTTTGTTTAATTAATTCATCTTGATTCTTTTGTTTTTCTCTAAACAATAAATTCATTTTAGAAAAGATTTCAATGTCTAGTATTTCTTCTACAACTTGTCGTCTATGTCTTGCTCTTAATTGCATAAATGGCACAAACGAAGCATTACCTAATATTACAACCTGTGTAAATGACCGATAGTTTAATTTAAGTATTTGTTGTTCTAGGTGTTTTTGATAATCTCTTTGGGCGGCGTCTTGATTTAACATATCGCCATCGCACCATATCTCAAACTTGTTTGGCTTAATACCTCTTATAATCTTATAATTTTTTTGACCTACTATAAACTCAACTTCAACAATACATTCTTTTTCGTTGATAGAATTAATTAACTGGTCTTTTTTAATATTACGAAATGGTCTTTGAAACAACCCAAAACACAATGCGTCTAACATTGTAGATTTACCTGCACCGTTTTCACCAACAACTAATGTGGTGTTTGCTTTGTCTAAGTCTATTTCTATAAATTGTTGTCCTGTACTTAAAAAGTTTTTATATCTTACTTTTTGAAATAATATCATTCACATACCCTTCTAGTTTATCATAATCATAAAAAATTGAAACCTTTTTATGTCTAAATTTTTGTTCGGCTATATATTCTTTTATACCTGGTCGCCATCCTTCACCAAGTATTGCTAGTATAACTTCATACTCTGGAAACTTGTGTCTAACATTCTCTAACAGATATGGTATTTTTTCATCTGTGGATCCTGCCTTTTCTTGTGATTTAAATTCTATTCTAATTCTTCTATTGTTTAGTATTAACACAAATTCTGTTTTACACATACTACCTGGATAGATACTTTCATAAGGAAAATCTTTGACTAGTATTTTATTATCTTCATCAAAAGAACCTGTACCGCTTTTTGACCATCTACTATGATAGATACTGCCTATATCTTTTGAATTACAAAACAATTCAAATTTTTTCTCATAAGACATACCATCTACTTTGGCCTTTCTTAAACTAGGATTAGATATCATATTTCATTTCCCCAAGCATCCCATCCATCAAATTTTTGTCTAGCAAATAATTCTATTCTAGGTAGGTCGCCACATAACTCAACTATGTCGTGTCTAATTCTATCTGGTTTTCTACTATGTTCTCTGCGTTGGTCTATAACTAATTGTGCCACAGACTTACTAATTCTTTTTGGTTTACCTTTTGTTGCAAGTAAACACATTTCTGGATTACTTCTAGTCCAGTATCCTAAACCTGTAAACATTCCCATATTACTCTTGTTTGATTTTGCCCATGTAAATGCAACTGTTTTATATACAAAGTTCCAAGACTTTATTACTTTAAATGCTTTTTCTAGTAAAGGGTCTGTAACCCACATAAACAAAATACTATTGTCTTTGGATATATCTTTCACAGGTAAATTACAAATATCTTTTATTGTCATACAATCATAATGTTGTGTTGCATTTCTACCATCACCTTTCTTAGAATATGATTTAAAGTTCCAAGGCGGGTCGGCATATATTATATCATATTTTTTATTCGGTAGCAACATCCGTATCTTGTGCCTCAATGTACATTTCTTTAATCATAACTTTTAATTTATCTTTATCTAAATCAACTGGCAACTGGTCAACATAATTATTAACTAGTGTAATAGTATCTTCGGATCCTTCTACCACATCATCACTTACATTCGTATGACTAAGGTCAGAATAATCTTCTATTATTTTTAATTCGTTTACACTTATTTTGTTATAAAGCTTATCAAGCAATCTATCAAACATCTGATTGTCTTTTTTGTTGACAACAACTAACTTAACAAATTTTTGATTGTAGTCTGTTATATCAAGTTTATCGTAATCTGTTTTGGTATCATCATACATAAGTTTCTTAAATATTGTATATGGATTTTTTATAAACTCTACTTCTCTTGTTTCGGTATCAAATACATGAAACCCTTTTTGATTGTTATAATCTGACCAAGTCATTTCATATTGACTACCTAGATAAAATACTTGACCATCATCATTCTTGTGGTGAAAGTGACCACTATATGTTTTTTCAAATCGTGATACAATACTCTTGTCGTGGCCATGTGTTTGAACCATAGTGTCCATCATTCTAAATCCGTTCAAATCAAAATGACCCATGCATACATCAGCGTTTGCTGTGTTTAACATTTCCATACAATATGCTTCGTTTTCAGGATTAATCCAAGGCATCATCAAAATATTTAAACCATCAAAATCTACAACTTTTGGATCCTCGTAAATAAATGGCTCATTAACACCATCAGGCGCTGTGCATAATTCTTGAACAGCATTTACTTTGTTTGTGTTTCTATAATAGATATCATGATTACCTATAATGATATGAGTATCAATTTTGTCTTGCCATAATCTATTCATAAACTTGTTTCTAAAGTTATGAGCAATTCTATAATTAATAAACTTTCGTCTATCAACAATATCACCTAAATGAACAAGTGTTTTTATGTTGTGCTCTTTTAGGTAAGGAAAGAATATATTATCATAGAACTTATAAAAGTATTCGTCAAATATATTACTATCGTTACGAGCACCAAAATGGGTGTCGTTTAACAATGCTATTTTCATATTATTTTTTAGTCGGTTCTTCTTTTAAATTCTTTTGTAGATAATCTAACATTTGACTTTGGTATACAGCGTCATCGCCTTTTAATTGATCCATCATGTTTTCTACACCTGCATTAGCAATTAACTTAGATTTTATTTGTATTTGTTTTTTCTCTTTCTGTATTCTTCTAATAAATGCGTAATATATTATTTGTGTAAAATATGCAAATGGATTTTTACTTTTCTCTGGATTAAAATTATCCATATATTGTAAACAATTCTCAATACCATCGCTAATCATGTCGTCTCTAAAAGTATAATTAATAAAGTTTGGTCTATAAGATAAATGATTGGCAATCTTTAAAAAACATTCACCAATATAGTTTGTTACCATTGGTCGTTTTTTACCTTTTTCTTCTGCCGTTTTAACTTTAAGTCTAAACTCAGTCATCGCTTCAAGAAACTTTTTGTTATCAACGTAATGTGGTTTTTCTTTTGCTTTTTTCATAAATTTATTATACTATATTTTGTAGGTAAACACAAGCCTTTATACAACTTTTTTTGGTTTAAATTATTTTTTAATTATTCCTTGATATGTGCTTGACATATTTAGGATTGCGTGTATAATCGACTATGTAGTCGCCAGGGGATGAGCTATAGCTAGTGTATAGTTTTGGTAGTCTCATCATATAAAAGACTTTCTTCTTCTTCCTTTTGTCTCATCTCATCATCTAGCTGTTCAGCAATTTCCATTATCTTATTAATTTCTTTTGTTGAGTATTCCGTTTTAACTTTTGATTGTTGTAATTTTGATAGAATAACATCATAATAATTAGCTAATTCTTTTGCAGCTCTTGACACTACCATTACTTTGTCTTTTGGTATTACAAACATTTTATCCTCTGTAAAAGGTATCCAAGGTGCCAAAGTAGAATCATCTTTTAATCCAAACTCGGTCATTCTTGGTGTTGTAATTAGTTGTAAAGGATTTTGTATTCTTAAAAACTCTTTATCTAAAGAGATACTTCCAACCAATGTACAACCGTCTAATAACTTAACGATTCGATAGTCTGTTAAGTCGTTCGGTGCTTTGTTTATTAATTTATCCATATAACTATTTATCTATTCTTTTAACTCAATATTGTGCATTTCGTAATCAAATTCTTCTTCGGTATAAATGTTTATTCTTTCTTGAAAATGTTTTAATGTAAAGTTTTCTTTTGATTTATAAGTTAAATCATCTGCTATATCATACAAAGTAGCATTAACCTTATTGTCACCTAATCTTAAACCACGACCTATACTTTGTAAATTTCTTATTCTACTCTTTGAAGGACTTGCAAAAATAATATTGTGTAAGTTTTTAATATTAACACCAGTAGAAAATGTACCATAACTTGCAACAATAATAGCATTCTTTTCTTTTTCTACTATGCCTCTAATTGCTTCTCTTTCATCTGCTTCGACACCACCAAAAATATAAAAAACTTTTCGATTTTTACCAGCCTTCTCTTTTATTATTTCATGTAAATTTTTACCATGTTTTTCTACTAGTTGAAATAATACTAAAGTATTACCTTTTAATTTAAGTGCTAAGTTTTTAATAAAATTTTGTCTTGATTTGCTACTTACTAGATAATCTATCTCATCTTGATATTTACCATTTACAACCATCTTACTATTTTCTGCTGTATGTTTTAAGATTAAACAACGAACCACTAAATTAGATAGTTGTTTTTTATCCATAAGTTTTCTTGTAGATGTAACTTTATTTACAGCACCAAATAATCCCTCTAATACTAGTTTGTGAGTTTGAGCACCATCAAGTGTACCAGTAAGACCAATACGATATTTACAATCTTCAAGTTTTGTCATAATCTCTGTAAGTGATTTAGATTTAAATAAGTGTGCTTCATCACCAAATACAACACCAAACTGTTCAAAATATTTTTTCGGCAACTTGTATAAACTTTGCCATGTAGATATTAGTACTTTTTTAGTTGTTTGATTTGAATATCCACTATACAATCTATGACAATTTTTCTTTACATTCCAACCATACGATTCGAAGTCTGAATACATCTGCTCAACCAACGAGGTTGTCGGTACAATCAATAATATTCGATTGTTAGGGTTATCTTTAATTAAGTGAGAATAATATCGTATTAACGAATATATGATGAATGACTTACCTGACGCTGTAGGACTTAGTAGCAACGCCCTATTGAACTTTAAACTATGATATATGGCGTCTATCTGATAGTCTCTTGCCTCAAATTTTTGACCTAGACTATTAGAAAACTTTTTAACTATTTCTTTATCTACACTATTATTAATCTCAACATCTTTGCCTGCAACAATCTGATATCCTCGTTCTTCAGCAAAGGCTCTAATGTAGGGAAATAGTCCAAAGTAAATTTCTTTTGTTTTTTGAGAGTATAATCTTATCTTACCATCCCACATACGATTACGGAATGCTGGCATAAACTTATATCCAGGAACATAAAATGTAAAGAACTCTGATATTTCTCGTTGAATGTTTTGGTCACAATCAACGGTTATATAGACTTCGTTTTTCTTTTCAATGATTAAAGTATCCATGTCATTATGCTATATCTGTTACCACTTATTACTTCTTTAACCTCATGAGGAAACATAAAGTTTGATGGAAAGACAACTGCTGAACCTTTTTTCTTTTCTAAAGATTCACCGCATAACATAAATTCACCACCCTCGTAATCATCATTTAAAAATATTAATGATGTTAAATGAGGATAACCTGTTTTTTGTCCATGACTATGATGAATATTATCTATATGTTCTTTCATAAAACCGCCAGTTTCATAGCAGTTAATTCTAAAGTGTGTGTATTCTTGTATTTTAATTTTATCGTGTATTGATGTATAATCGTTTACGGCTGATTGAAATCCTTGATGTATAGTTTTATAACCAAACATATCAGGCATTATCCAAAACTCTTTCATATCAACTTTAGATGTACCTGTTACATTACTTGTTGTAGAAAAGGTAGAAGTTTTCCACTTTTTAAATGTGTCTTTATTATAATGTGCAACTATATTATCACAAGCAGTTTCTCCTAGTGCTTGAGGATAATAAAAGATATAATCAGAAACTTGCTGATTGGAACTCATGATGTTCACCTACCTGTCCTTTCACTTGCATATTCCAAGCAATACTTATGCGTTTATTATTAGACTTATTTTGTTGAACCCAATGTGGCAACCATGCAGGAAAAAATATTGCTCTATTTGATGTTGAAGCATAACTTAATAAACTAGAATTTAAAGTATTCTTTTCTTTTTTTCTAGGTACTATAACATCAGCTGCAGGTCGTGGGTCATGAAAAACTATACTTGCACCTTTATCAGATTGCAAATAATAAGTGCCACTTAAAAAATTATTTGAATGTGTATGAACAGGATGATGTTCATTATACTTTAATACATTTGCCCACATATCAGTAATAATTAAATCTTCTACATCATAACCTAGTGTATTACAAATATCTTTACCAGTCTTTACAATCAAATCTGAAAAATACTTAAATTCTTTTTTTGTTTGTAAGTTTGCTGATTTTGTTTGCCAATTATCATCATAGTCTCTTTCTGACCATAAATCACTAATATATTTTTTCATATTAAGTACCGTTGATACCTCTGTTGCTGTTATTTGTGGTATAAAATTATCTAATAAGAATATATTAGTTGCGAATATTTTTTGATGTTCCATAAGTCTCCAAGTTTCTTTTTATACTTCTTTTATATAAAACATTCATAATATAATACAATGGATAAATTAAAGGAACACGATAACAATGTTTTCCTCTTACAATTAACATATGCCATATCCAACTTCCTTCAATATGACCAAACCCAACGCAGCCTAAAAAACTTCTAGATTGCTCCACTTGTAAACTTCTTCCACTCTATTGCATTTTTAATTAAAAATGTCCTGTTGTTAATACTTCTTAAAACCTGTTCAAGATAAGTTGTAACTTGTTTTAGATATGCAGCTTTCTGGTCTGCTTTTTGTAATTCTTCATCTGAATCCATATAGATATGTACATCTGCTTTTAATACTTTTAAATCAAATGGTTTTTCTGCATACACCGATGGGTCTGATTTACCTGTATAATATTCCCATTTGTGTCTTTTTAAAAGGTTGTAATCGTATTCAGCCTTCTTTAGTAGTAAAGAAAACTTATTAAAATGTTGTAGGTACTTATTGTGTAATAAAGGTATTTTAATTGATTCAGCGTCTAACTCGGTATCATCAAGTTTAAAATCTTTATCTACTTGTTGTTGTAATTCTTCTAATGTCATAGTCTGTATTATATCACCTTTTGGTAGTTTTGTCAAGGCTTTCAACCAATTCTTTTTGTGCAATATAGGTAAGATTATTGCAATCTTTCCATTCTTCTATCTCACAATCTATTGCTGATGTACCAATAGCATTTGGATTTACCTTGTAAAATTTTGTACTTTTAAACCTATTAAATGTATTCTTATGTTGCAATATCCAGTTAAAAGTCTCATCTGGATTATCAGGTCTAGCATAATCAGCATTTTTATCAGCATAACTATTTGTTCCAGCATAGATATTGTTTATTTTATTATCTAAACTATACAAGTCATGACCAATAATGTAAACTTCTTTTGCACCTAATTCACAAGCAAGATAGATACTTCTTGAACCTGTTGCATAGGCAAAACCATCTACATCTGGTTCTATATCTTTTACTTTATCGGAATGTGATACTCCAGTAATATAAGTTATACCTAAATTGTGTCCTTTTGTAAGTGTAAACACTCCGTCAGCACCATGATATACTACTTGCTCACTATTATTCCAAACTATATCAGTTTTATCTGCCATAGTTTTCATCATTTCTTTTGCAACAAATATTGGCACAGGCGTCCAGTACCCTAGATAACAAGTATGTTTATGTGCATATCCTGAACGATATATCTCATGACCTATTCTTGAGTCTAATGCTACAACAATATCAGGTGTAAAATCACGATAGATTGCATTACACCCTATTACTGTTCCGTGTTTTTTAAAATTGTCTAGATTTAGACCTTTACGAGAATTACCATTACCAAAGCAAAACGCTGTCGTCATTATATATCATCCTATATTATTACTACTATGTAGTAGATATCTGTATTATATCATAATTCATATAATTAAAACTAACCGAAGCACGTAGATAATCAACATCGGTTTGTGTTACATCATAATTTAAACTACCCAAAGATGTGGGATAGACATTTTGAAATCTTATTTCTGTTTTAGCAATATTCTTACTATTTAAAACTGTTAGTATTGCGTCTGAATATATACCACCTTCAGAAAGTGGTGCTGGTGTTTGAACACCAGGCACAGTTGGGCCTGCAGTTGAACCAGGAAATCTATCTGAACCTGCTGTTTGTAAATCAGCAAATTGTTGATGATTACTCGGGAACCCTAAGCCAAGTATCCAATCATGTATCTCTTTATAGTTGTTTAAATTTTCATCAACAAGAAATGACATATCAAGAGCCGCAAAAGTTATTTTATCTCCAGGCAAAGGCATATCATACAATGGAGTATTTTGTTGTGCTGAACCTAGATTGATACCTGGTATGTTAGCACTTTGTACAAAGAACTCTACTGTTGGAAGTTTAGTACACTTGAACCTAAACTGAATAGGACTAGCATAATCACTTTTAGAAGGTTCTCTTTGAATTACATTTGTTGTTGTCATACTACTATTTATAACAGTTTTTAGGGGGTACTATCATATCACCGTGTTCTCTTTTCCGTCTCAGGCGGCGGCTATGACAATCTTTTTTTGAGGGTTTTGATAGAATACAAAAAAAAGGGCGCCGAAGCGCCCTTTTCTAAAACATTTACTTAAAGTAAAATTACATAATGTTTGTAACTTTAACTCGTCTGTAATATAAGTTTTGACTAGCAGCTGCAACAGCACCAGAGTTATCTAGTGCGCCATCAGCGCCAGAATGTGCGAAAGGATTTTGAACCATTCCGTATCTAGTTTTGAATCCAATTTTTGGTTGGAAACTGTCTTGACCAACTGCACGAACCATTTGTAGTGGAACGTATGGGCAATAGAACAGACCAGAATCGTAAGGTGAAGTTCCTTTGTAACCAATTACATAGTACTGACTAGCAGAAATATTAGCTG